TTAACGTGTTTACGTACTGCTCACGGCAATGTCGAACGGCCGACGCGCCGAACGTCGACAACGCCAAGGCCGAATCAACCGACCTTGACGAATACCCAGAGGGCGTTTATTGCGATGCTTGCGGCGCCCCACTGGCCACCACGAGCCCGCGCGCATTGTTCCGCCTGGCCTATGCCATCGCGCGGACGCCGCAGGAACGCGCGAACGGTGATCACGAGCTCTTGACCGCGCGCGAATTGGCCCGCGCGATTCGAGCCGAGGCCGGCGATCTGGCCGAGCTCGTGGCCGATGCGGCAATTGAGGCCCGCGCCAGCTTTGGGCGCCCGCGCCGCAGCGTCTACCGATTGACCGAACCCGAGGGCGGCCGATGAGCGCCCGCCGCGACACCGCGCCCCGGAAGCGCCGCAAGCGCCACCCGCGCGCCACCGTGCGCGTCTACTGTGAGGCCAACCGCGAGGCCGGCCCACACGAAACGATCATCCAGTTTCGATTCCCCAACGGCAAGGCCGGCCGTATTTCGTTCGAGTGCCGGCCCGAGCAGGAGCACCCAACGATTGTGCTGTACCGCATGGACGCCGGCATCAAAATAGCCGCGCAAAACGGCGGCCCGGCGACCGTGACCGAACCAAGCCCACTCGCGCGCATGTTGCGCGCCGCGAAGACCGTCAACACCTAGCAGGAGCAGAAAACCCGATGACACACCACGAACGGAAACACCACGAACTAGCCGGCGCCGGCCCGCAAGCCGTTGCCATTCTCGCGGCCGGCGCCGCGATCTACGGTGGCCGCCTGGCCGCTTGGTTGATCGGAAAGGTGCGGCGCAATGGATAACCCACACGCGATCGCCGCCCTTGAAACCGTGATCGAACGGCTGAAGACCGCGCGCGAACACGCGATCATCGCCCACGCGCCGAACACCTTGACGAAGATCCGAAGCGCCATCAAGAGCGCCGAGGGCGCCGTACGCCACGCCTACCGCGCGGCCGGCGATCCGACGATGAAGCGCCGCCAGCTGCCGGCGTGCAATTGCCACGAGGCCCGCGACCTGGCCGCCGTGCGCGCGGTTCTCGTGGACCCGGCCGGCGAGTGGCGAGAGCTCAACTCGTGCGCGGACGCGATACAGGATATTTCCGGCATCGTCGGCACCACGCCACGCACGGCGGCCGACGGCGACGACGCCACCGGCTACGCCCTGATTGAAGAAGAACACGGCTCAGAATTCCCATGGATCATCCTGGGCGTTTACCCGACGCGCCACGAGGCCAACGAGGCCGCCGACGCGCGCCGCGAGGCTATCAAGACCGAGCGCCCAAACAAGACCGTTGACAACGACGACGAAGACGGCGACGACAACGGCCCGGCCGATATCTTCCTGTTAGTTGAACCCGTGGCGGTGTACCGATGACGCGCGACACCTTGACCCGCATTCGAGAGGCGCGCGCCGTCTCAACCCCGTTGATCGCCGTGGCCACCGCCGACCCGTACGCAGCGGCGGCCGCCCTGGGCGATGAATACGACCCCGAGAAGAACAAGAAGCAGACGCGCGAAAACGTCCCGCCGATCATTGGTTGGGACATGGTGCGCGGCTACTTTCCGATCAACGACCAAGGCCGCGCCGCCCTGGCCGCGATGTTGGGACCGGCCGATCCGCTAGGCTTGCCCGGCGTACGGCCCGACGTAAACCCCATCGAAGCCCTCAAGATGGCATACGAGGACCGGCCGCAGACCAACGGCGCGATCTTCCTGTATTGGGCGGCCGATGCCCTCATGGACAACGCACAAGCGGTGCAAGGGTTTGCTAACTTGCGCGACCCGTTCAAGGGCAACCGGCGAACCGCGATTCTATTCGCGCCCTCGTGGCAGTTGCCGGCGGCCCTTGCGCAAGATACGCAGGTGATCAACGACCCGTTACCGACCGTTGACGAGCTCACGCAACTTGTACGCGCGGAGATCGAGAATTTCGGCAACTCGAAGGCCGCCAAGAACGTCGACGGTACGCCATGGACGGCGCCCGATGACGACGCCATTGCCAAGGCCGGCGCCGCGCTGGCCGGCCTGGCGCGATTCCCGGCCGAGCAGACTACCGCGCTATCACTCCGCAACCGTCGCGGGCTCGACCATGATCTATTGTGGGATCGAAAAAATGCCTACATCGCGCAGACGCGCGGGCTCGTGGTGGAGAAGACGCGCGAGAGCCTGGCCGACGTGCGCGGCTTGGATGCCATTGTGGAGCAGCTGCGCGCGACGTGCGAAGGCCGCGAAGCGCCGGCCGTCATCGTCCGCTTCGAGGAACTCGAAAAGCAACTCGGAGGCGCCAAGGGCGACAACACCGGGGTATCACAAGACATTCTATCGACCGTGCTCACCAGTATGGAGGATTACGAATGGACCGGGCTAATCGGATTCGGCGTACCCGGTTCCGGCAAGTCCCTGCTATCGCGCGCCCTGGCCAAGTCCTACGATCTGCCGTGTCTCACGCTCGACCTGGGCGCCGTGAAGGGCTCCCTTGTGGGCCAGTCCGAGCAGGCTGTACGAAATTGCATGAAAACCCTGTACGCCATCGGCGGAACCCGGGTGTATTTCCTGGCCAGCTGCAACGGTATGGCCACCATTCCGGCGCCGCTTCGCCGCCGGTTTACCGATGGCATTTGGTTTTTCGATCTCATGGGTGCCGACGCCCTTGCACCGGTTTGGGACTACTACCGGACGAAATACGAAATCAGCGCCGACGACTTGACGCCCGAGGCCCGCAATTGGACGCCGGCCGAAGTCCGCAATTGTTGCCGCGCCGCCTATCGGTTGCGCTGCAGCTTGCAGCACGCCGCGCGGACGATCGTACCCGTGGCCATCGCGGACAAGGCCGGCCTGGACGCGATGCGCCAGCAGGCGCACGGCGCTTTCTTGGACGCCACCCACGGCGGCCCCTACCAGAACCCCGGCGATAGTCCCTCAGGTGTCGCGCCGGCAACCAAACGCCTGTACGACTAGGAGCCAACGCCATGCCATGCGACACCGTACAAACCAACACGATCAGCGTCCCGAAGATGAACCCGATCCTTCGCGGCCGCGCCCTGGGCGCCATGGGGATCGACGTGCGCGACGAGAATCAAACATGGTTCCGCCACGGCGGGCACCTGTACCGATTCGTCGGGGGTGAACTGCAATCCAACACGGCCGGCGATCTCGACCTGCAGAAGACCGCCGCCCTAGTCAAACAGCACTATTCGGCGCAAGTCGTGATCTATACCGCCAGCCGCAACGGTTGGCAGTTGAAGCAGACCGGCGCCTTTCAATACGAGGTATCCAAGTAATGGCCGACACCATGAAGATCACCATCCTGGACGATGGCACGATCAAAACGGAGACGGACCCGATCAGCGGCCCGAACCACCAGAGCGCCGAAGCATTCCTAAAGGACGTGACGACCCTGGCCGGCGGTACCGTGGGCCGGCAGCGCAAGGCCGGCAGCACGCACCAGCACCAGCACGCGAACGGGGTGATTCACTCGCACGAGTAGACGGATCGGCAACTGCCGAAACGGCCGCGCGCGGGGGTAGGAAAGCGCGCGGCCCGTCGTGCCGGGATTGGCCGCCCGGCGCCTGATGAGGGCAGGCCACAAGGAGAAAACCGATGACACAAGGAACGATGTTAGACCTCGACCCGCTTGACGTACTACGTGAGGCGATGCAAGAAGACCCGAGCCCGGCCGAAGCGGTGACCGCTTCGATCCTGCAAGCGATGGAAGACGACGCCGAAGACGCCACGCGCGCCAGCGCCGACCCCGACGAAGACGCCCCGACGCGCGCCGAGGTAATCGCGGCCGCCGTGGCCACTGGCGCCGAGATTGAGCCCGCGAATGATTCACCCTTCGAGAACGCGATGGCACTTCGCTTGGAGCTTTGCTGTTTTGGGACCTCGCGGCGTGGCGTCATGGGTGAAATCAAGACCGACGCCGATAAGGGCATGTTACGGCTTGGGAAGGCCATCGTAGAATCGGCCGCCCTGGATGCCATCCACAGCGCCGACGGTGCGATCCGGCGATGGCTCGAAGATCGCAGCGTGCCGGCGCCCCTTTTCAAGTCTGGTACGCGGCTCGTGAAATTCACATCCTTTGATGACGTGGACGCCAAGATTTTTGCGTACGTGTCGATTGAGCGCCCGCGACTCGTGGACCGCTTCATCGAGGATTGGCCGCGCGCGGTGGACGACGCCCGGCGCCGGCTGGGCCCACAGTTCGAGGCGAAGAACTATCCCGAGCCTGGCACCGTGCGCGAAGCATTCCGAGGCCGCCGGCAATGGCTCGAAATCGGCGCCCCGAAGGCCCTGCAGCGATTGAGCATCGAGCAGTACAACCGACAGGCCGCCGAGATCCGCGAATCGTTTGCCGAGGCGATGGAGGCAGCCCGCGCCGGCTTGCGGGTGAAGGTCCGCGACCTCGTGGCGAAGCTGGCCGAACGGTTGACGCCGGCCGCCGACGGCAAGCGCAAGGTATTCCGGGATTCGGCCGTGGAGAACGCGCGCGAATTCTTTGATCTGTTTGACGGTTGCGACCTCACGAACGACGCCGCCACGCGGGCGATTGTCGAACGCGGGCGCCGGCTCCTGGCCGGAGTGCAACCGGACGACTTGCGCGCCGACAGCGCCGACAAGGAACGCGAACGCCTGGCGCGCGAATTCGCCACCCTCGAAACGCAGCTGGACGCGATGATCACGACGCAGGGCCGGGTGTATGGCGAAGATTACTAACGGCGGGCTCCCGGCCGGTTTCGGCCTGGCGCTACTTGCGGCCGGTATCGGGGTGATTGTCTTCGCCCCGATGCCGTACACCTTCGCGGGATTCGTTCTCATGGCCGCCGGCATTGCGCCGGCGGCCGAAGGTTTACGCCGATGACGACACGACGACAGCACAGCCCGCGCGCGGCCGGGAGAGAAACCGCGCGCGGGCCGGCGATGGCTCGAAATTGGTTCACCGACGGCAACCGCGCCGCGCGCGTGGCCGCCTATCACCTGGACGGATGGACGCCGGCCGGCTTGCGGGCCCTCGCGGGCGCCATGCCGGGCACCAGCGACGCGGGCGCGCGGCTCCTGGCCGACGCGGACGCCCTCGAGAAAGTCTTAGCGGGCCAGAAATCGGCGGGGAAGCGATGACCGAGCAGCTTTCACTATTCGAACCGACGCCACCCCCGCGGCTGGATGACGACCCCGCCGGATGGGTGGCGCTTGGCGAATTGGCCTACGGAACCTACGCCGTGTACACCGACTACACCGCGCACGGGCAATCGGTGGACGCGACCGAGCACATTATTTTGATTGTCGGCCCAGACCCCAAGAGCCGGAACCGGCGAGAGGTTCGATTCTTCGGCGGGCTGAGGGACCGAGAGCATACGTATTTCAATATCGCGTTGCCCGTCACGCCTTACAAGGATCGCCACCCGAAAGCGGTGTGCTGTCACGGCGAATTCATCTTGGAGACGTGCGCGGAGTGTGACGCCAGCATAGGGAAAATCCGATGACAAACCACCAAAAGGAATTCATCAAATTACTACGCGCCGACGGGTACGACGTGCGCGCCTCCCAGGTCTTCGAGTGGTGGGCCGAGATGGCCTATTGTGCGATGGCCAAGACGACGGCGCCGACCCGCGAACGGGCCGACGAGCTCGAAGCGCGGTACATGAGACTTGTCGGGCGGGCGGGTGCCGACCGCGTGAAGCGGTTCCCCGAGATGCTGGCCCTTGTGGTGCGCGCCATGGACGAGAGCGATTGCGGCGACGTGTTGGGCCCGATCATGATGTCCGATGAGGTCATGGTCCGCAACGAATACATCGGCCAATTTTTCACGCCGCCCTGTATCTGCTCCCTGATGGCCGAATTGACGCTGGCCGATGACTTGTTCGAGGGGCGGCCCTTCGTTCGCATCGGAGAGCCGGCCGTCGGTGCCGGCGCGATGGTCCTGGCTTTGGCGCAAGTCATCCGGCGCCGCGGGCACGACATCACCACCGCGGCATGGTTCGATTGCGCGGACCTGTCGGGCTTGGCGTACCACATGGCTTTCATCCAGATGAGCCTTGGCGGGCTATCAGGCATCGTCCGCCACGCCAACAGCCTCACCCTTGAGCAGTTCGAGTACGCCATCACGGCGCCGTCGAACCGGTTTTACCAGACGCACGGGCCCAACGCCCTGCGCGATGCACCGCCGCCAATCGCGGCCGCGCCGATGGCGCTGCTGCAGCAACCAGACCTTTTCGCGGAGATGTTCAAGTGAAGCCATTCAACGATTTGACGGACCAGGAAATTGTGTCGCTGACCGACGAGCAGATCGCCCGGTACATCGATCTCGCCTGCGCGGAAGCCGGCGTGCCGTTCCTGCCGGAAATTCCTAGCCGACCGACCATGGCGAACGACGTGCAACCAGACCGCACGGTTCACACCGTCGGAGGGATCCACTTCGACAATCCCGATGACGCCGAGGAAGTCGCGGCGCTCATTGCCAAGAAAGACCGATGGGCCCAGACCTACGAGAACATCGGGGGCGAGTACGGCCACTTCTATAAACCCACGTTTGAAGCCGTGCGCGTCACCACGGAACGGATTGTGACCAGCGCGTACCGTGCTTCGAAAGGCGTCCGTGAAGCCGCCGCCGTCGCCGCGCGGCAGAAGTTCACGGAGGACACCGAGGAATACGAACGGATCGCCAAGGCCCGCAACCGTGAAGCCGCCGAGATTCACACCTGCGTCGAGACGGCCAGAGGGTTCGCGCGCATCCAGAACGCCATGCGGAACCACCACGCACGCTACTTGGAATTGGCGGGCGGGCGCCGCGACATCGCGGCCAAGTTCTTTGCGTACGCCTATCCCGACGCCAAGACCATCTTGCCGGAAGCGTTCGAGAACCTGTACGCCACCGTGCCGGCGGTGCCGGCCGCGACCCAGCGCAGCTACGAGGGAGACAACCTGTGAACGCGCCCCTTGAACGCTACCCCCTAGCCTGGCCGGATGGCTGGAAGCGGACGATCATGCGCACACGCGCCAAGTTCTCGAAGTCGGAGAAGGTGTACCGCGACGGGCAGCACGTCTACAACTCGCAACGGGCATTGACCGTGGGCGACGGGTTGACCAGGCTGAATGGCGAATTGAAGCGGCTGGGGGCGACCCACGTCACCATCAGTAGCAACCTGCGCCTGCGCCAAGACGGACTCCCGACGGCCAGCCAGAGCGCGATGCTCGAAGACCCCGGCGTCGCGGTGTATTTCATGCTCAAGGGCAAGCCGCGCGTGCTGGCCTGCGACCGGTGGGCATCGGCGGCCGAGAACCTGGCCGCGATTGCCGGCCACATCGACGCGATTCGCACGGTCGATCGCTACGGTGTCGGCACTATCGAGCAGGCGTTTGCCGGCTACACCGCATTGCCGGCGCAAGCAGGCTCGTGGTTTGTCGTGCTGGAATTCACGGACCCGCCGAAAGAGTGGGACGTGGTGCAGACCCGCTACCGGGAATTGATGGCAAAGCACCACCCAGACCGCGCCGGCGCCGCCTCCGTCGACATTGCCAAGAAACTCGGGGAAGCCTACGCCACCGCGAAGCAGGAGTTTGGCCGGTGAGCGAGAAGCCGTTCCTCCCGGTGCGCGTGCGCGTGCAGTTGACGCACTACGAGGCCGGCCGGTACGTGCCCTTGCGCGGGTACGGGATGCGGTTCACGGTGGCAGATTTGAAAGAGCTCCCCGACCTGTGGCGCGCGATCGAAGCCACGGTGCAAGCGGAGATGGAGAAAAAGAAGGCGGCCGCGGCGCCGCCAGAGACTACCGGCGGGTAAGCGGGTGTACCGACCTAGATGGAAGGCCGCGCGTCGCGCTGTGCGAATTGTCATCGGTAGCGCAGCACGCGGAATCCGTGCCGGGTTCAACTCCCGGCCCGCCGATCAACCTTACGACACGGCATTGAGGCAAGAGATGGCCTGGCGATTCAAACCGGAGGGACAACGGGCGAACGACGAGCGGGGAGACTTGCGCGTGCCGGAAGACCTGCAGCGCGACAGCGCGACCGAGTTTAGGCCCGAAGGCTTGACGGGCGAGAAGCTGGTCCAGATCAACCCCGGCGCCATCTGCCGCGACTGTGGCTACCCGGCCCTGGCGCACGCGGTGGGCGGTCCCGGTTTAGAAGTGATTTGCCCGCGTGGCCGTGGGATTGCCATTCAAAATTCAAGGCAGGGCATCCCATACGCCGAGCTCGAAGACTATGTGGCAACTTCAACAGCCGCCACCGAATTACAACTTCGAAGTGCCCAGGCCCAACGCGAAGCCCTCAGCATGACCATCGACTACAACTTGGAGCAGACCGGAAACACGGCGGCGGCCGCAGAGGCAAGATACCAAACCGCGCGGCCGGGAGGCTTCAAGCCCCGGCCGGAAACGACCACAGAAAAGCGCCTGGTCGACGGACTCGCCCGGGCCAAACGGCAATACGACGATGACTACTAAGGAGCCCGAAGACCATGTGCGATCGATGCCGCGACATCAAGATGTTGGTGGAAGCCAAGATGCAGGAAGTGAAGGAGCACTTCGAGCAGCTGGGGGACACGAAGGAATACCACCTGGCCCACATTCTGGCGGAAGACCCCGCCGCCGATCCCAAGCAACTCCGGTCGGCCTTTACGAGTGTCGGTCCACATTTCCACGTAGCGATGCAGCTGGGGAAGGTGGCGATGGAAATGGTCCTCGAAGCCCACAACTTCGACACCGTACAAACAAGCGTGGCTTTTTCCGAACTCCTGATGCGGGTTCAGGCCGACCGACACCGCCTATTGCACATGGAAACCCCTTCGGGAAAGTTACCGACCCGGACGATGTAGAGGCCATCAGTAAGTTGCGCGGCACCAGGGTGTACGTGCAGATGCGCACCTCCATCTGGGAGAACGGCAAGCGGAAGATGATCCACTTGAAGAACGGCAATTTCGTGTTCGAGCAGATGTCGCCGGCGGACATCTGGAACCTTATCGCCAGCGCGGCGCGCGACCACCTATACCGGGTGCCGCGCGCGTCGGTTGGACCCGTGAAATCAGCAGGAGAGCCCGAGAAATGAAGACCCACTTCGATCCAGTCACGCAACAGACGATCTACATCGGAACCATCGTGCAAGTGCTCGACAGCCACCACCCACAAGGCGAAGTGGCCGCCGTCGTGGTGGACATGGCCCCGGAAACCAGCCACTTGTCGCTGAGGAAGTTCGAGCCGTCCGGTGTGAGCAGCATCATGATCGGCGTGCCACCCGTCGGCGTCGACAACCAGGTGGGCGAATCACGCGGGGGCGACCCCAAGCACACGGTGAATTGGCGGGCAATCCCCAAGCCGCCGGCTATGGCAGAATTTGCCGTCTCGGACTTCGTGGCCGGGCTCGAGCCCTTGGTCACGGCCGCCGTGCAAGTCGCCATCGAAGACCTGAAACCGAAGTCGTCGTAAAACCCCGTCGCCAGTTTGGAGTGTGCCCATTGGAATTGACCCGAATCGCCGCTTATCTCAAGAACCTGTCCTTCAAGATGGAACGGGTGCGCGACACCGAAGTGCGCGTGATCGTCGCCTCGTTCTTCATCCAGCCCGTGACGTTCGAGATTGCCGATGCGCTGGGCATCGCGGCCGAGCTCTACACGGCCAGCAAGACCCCCGTCGAAGTGCTCCGCAGCGCGTCGCTGGACTTGGGGCAAGGCAAGAAGACGCACCTGATGCGTCTGCACAGCACGGTAGACGAAAGCACCATGCCGACGTTCGTTACCGAGGATGCGTTCCTGGGGCGGACGATTCAGATTCGCCGCGACAAAGAGGGCCCGGTGTTCGCCGGCACGCTCAAGGTGAACTTCACCTACCCCGCCGCCGCGGCGCTGCTCACGTTGGCCAACGCCATCAACCAGCAGTATTGGTTGACCCTGGCGCCGACCAACCCGGGCTTGTTCGAGGAAGCCGACCGCGAATCGGCGCGCGACGAGCGGAAGCGCACGAAGAAGAAGAAAGACGAGCAGCCGGCATTGGCTGAGAACGCCGATGCGCCACCGGCCGCCACGCCCGACACCACGGTGAACTGATGGCCCTTGAACGCATCGTCTGCGCAGACCGCGCGGAATGGCTTGCGACCCGTCGGCGTCTGGGCTTAGGAGGCTCAGACGCCGCCGCCGTGGTCGGGGCGTCAGAATATTCGACGCCGGCGCAAGTGTTCTACAGCAAGCGCGGTCCCATCGAAGACCGGCCCGACTCCGACATCACCGCCATTGGGCGCATGTTGGAAGAACCGATCGCCTTGCGCTACGCCGAGAAGACCGCCCGGCAGGTGATCAACATCGGCGCGCATACCTTGGTCCGCAACACCGAGCGGCCGTGGATGTTCGCCACGCTCGATCGCGTCGTGGTCGACGTCGGGATCCTCGAATGCAAGTCCGCCAATTTCGCGGGCTGGCAGATCAAACACGACTGGCAGGACGGACCCCCGCTGTCGTATCAAGTGCAGGCCCAACACCAGATGGCCGTCACCGACGAGCCCGTCGTGAGCATCGCCGCCCTGGTCGGCGTCGCCGGGTTCTTCATCTTCGACATCGAGCGCGACAACGATTTCATCGCGGCGCTGATTGAAGCGGAGCGGCAGTTCTGGATGAACCACGTCATTGCCGGCGCGGTACCGGTACTGGACGGCGAAGACGAGACGCGCCGCCTGGTGAACGCGGCATGGATGCCGGCGCCTGGCAAGACCATCGCCATCACCGACGAGACGCTGTTGGCCTGGGACATCGAGCGCCAGCGCGCATCCGAGATGGCCGAGGAAGCCAAGCGGTTGAAGAACCGCGCCGACGCCTACATCATCAACGCCATGGGGGACGCGCAGATTGCGACGCTGCCCGACGGCACGAGCTACAAGCGCAACGTGGTCAGCAAGTCGGAATACGTGGTGAACGCCACAACGTACACCGAACTGCGCCGGCTCAAGGCCAAGGCACCGAAGGGGAAACGGTAAGTGGCGAAGGACGAATTCGGCCCGCGCCGCAAACCCTACATCTGGGTAACGTGGATCGTCGGCATCTTGGCCGCCGATGACAATTGCCGCTTTGCCCCGTGGTTCAAGAGCCACAACAAGTACCGAAAGGTCCAGAAGGACGACGGGCCGTTGAAGGTCTGGAAGGCGAACCACGGCGACATGGTAACGAAGCGCGCGGCGCAGTTGCGGGCCGACGGCTACACGGTCTACCTCGAAGACCAGAACAAGTTCACGCTGCAGGGGAAAACCGGCATCGAGCTTGGCGGGTGCCCCGACATCGTGGCTATCAAGTACGAACCGGTGTCGGAGTCAGTGCCGCCCCTCGACGCGACCATCGAAGACGCCGTGATTGTCGATTGCAAATCAGGCAAGCGACGCGACAAGGATTTCTGGCAAGTCGTGATCTACCAAATGGTAGTTCCACACACGCACCCCATCGGCAAGGGACTGATGTTCCGCGGCGAGGTTCAGTACACCGACGGCATCTTGAAGATTGGAGACGAGGAAGCCCAGGAGCAATTCGATCGCGTCGCCAAGCAGATTCAGGAGAGCGGGGGCACCGAGCCCCAGCCGGCCACGCCCAGCCGGCGCGAGTGCGGCTTCTGTGACATCACGAAAGCCGATTGCCCGAAACGCATCGAGCAGGACGACACGAGCGCCACCACCACGAAGACTGGGCTTTTCTAACAATGACCAACATGACGTTTCACCGTTCGCTGCTCTGGCTGGCGCAGTTGTTCATTCTGCTGGCCCTGCTCTGCCTCTCGGCTATTGCGGCAGAGGCACAGACGACGGAACCCAAAGGAGCGCCATGGTGGGCTACGACGTTGGCCGTCGCCGGGCCGATCGCTGATGGCTTGTCGACACACTACGCCATCGGCCAATCCGGCCCGAATGCTCAAATCATCGAGGGGAACGGGTTTTACTACAAGCTGTTCGGGTCCGACGTCACCAGTAACGAAATCATGGCCTTCAAGGTGGGGCAAGCCGCCCTCACCGGGCTCGTCGTGCACGGCGCCGGACTCACCCACCGCAAGGCCGCCATCGCGGGCGCCCTCATCATGTTCTCTGTGAACGCTATTGCGACTGGCTACAACCTGCGGGCCGCCGGCCAAGCCAAACGCCTCAACCAGCAAGGAGTCAGGTAATGCCCGTGATCGTGGACGAGAAGACCGACAAGCCCGTGGCGTTCCGATGCGTCGCGCATCGTGACGTCCCGCCGCTCAACCGCAACACCCCCATCGAGGGCGGCAACATGGAGTGCGGCGTCTGCACCATGGACCAGGCCGCCGATGCCATCTTGAAACAGGTGGGCGAACTCATCGACAAAGCCGCGACCCGGCTCGAATTCTTCGAGCCCGGCACCGGCGACCAGCTGCGCAAGCAGGCTGGCGACTACATCAGCAGCATTTCCGGCAACGTCACCACCACTGAAATCAAGGAGTCCAAACGATGAGTCTCGCCAACGCTACCCCTCGCAACGCGAAAGACGTTCAAGAGCCCGAAGTCATGCCGATTGGCGGCATGGAAGGCGGCACCGTCGCCATGCTCGTGAAGGGTGAGGTAGACGCCCAGATCGCCACGGCCCGGTCGTTTCCGCGCGACATCAAGACCTTCATCAACGACCTCGAAACGATGGCCTGTTCGAGTGTGGACGTCGCGGCGTCCTGCTTCTACAAGTTGAAGCGCAAGGACAAGGACGGCACGACGAAGTTCATCGAGGGCCCGTCCGTGCGCTTCGCGGAACTCGCCGCCGTGGCCTACGGCAACCTGCGCGTCCAGGGCCGCACCACCCACGAGGACGGCAATTTCGTGTACTGCATGGGCACCGCGCTGGATTTGCAGCGCAACGTCGGCATCCAGATGGAAGTCCGCCGCCGCATCACCGGCAGCACCGGGCGCCGGTTCTCCGACGACATGGTGGGCGTCACGGCCAACGCCGGCACGTCGATCGCCGTCCGTAACGCCATCTTCCGCGTGGTCCCGAAGGCACTGTGGGAAGGCTCCTTCGAGCGCGCGAAGCAAACCGCCATCGGCACCCAGGAATCGTTCCTGGTCCGCCGGCAGAAGATGGTCGACTACTTCGTGCAGAAGATCGGCGTCACCGTCGAACAGCTGTGCGAATACATGGAAATCGCCAACATCGAGGCGATGACCTTCGATGACCTCGAAACCATGCTGGGCCTGGCGACCGCCCTCAAGGACGGCGACACCAAGGTGGACGAGGCATTCCCCACCAAGAAGCCCGAGACAGCCCCTCAGGGCGACGTGGCCGCCAAACCGACGTCCACCCTCAGCGACCTTGCCAAGACCATGCAGCGCGACGCGCAAGCGCCGCCAGCCGGCACGGAAGCCCCGGCCGCCACCGACGCCCCGCCGGCGGAACCGGCGGAACCGACCCAGCCCACGATGTCGGCCGAGGAATCCAACGCCCTCGACCTCGAATTGGCGGCCCAGGAATCCGCCGACGCACCAACGACGGCCACCACCACCGCACCGAAGAAGGCGGTCAAGAAGTAGATGGCCAAGACCGGATTGGTCAGGACGAAGCGCCACTACGATGAGGACTTCGCCCTGGCCGCCCCGGCGGTGCCGGCCACCTACCCGACCCGTGAATTGCTCACGGCCTACGACGCAGCGTTCCGCCGGCGGTTCAATCAGCCGGCGCCGATCGTCCCGGGCAAGGACGGAAACCTGGCCAAACAGTTATTGACCCGGTACACGTTGGCCGATTTGACACAGTGGATCGAGGTGTTCTTCGGGCTTGCCGACGCCTTCATCCGAAAGAGCGGCTACCCGTTCGCGGTCTTCGCCGCCAACGTCGGTAAGTGCATCACCCACGGCAAGCAAGCGCAGTTGAACGACACGACACTCACCGAACTGCAGGCCAGTCAGCAGTTCATGGCAAAACTGAACGGACCATCACGAGGATGAAACGCATGGCACCAACACCCCCGACCCCGCCGAAACCGAAAGAATGCGGCACCTGCCTGTACTGGGACAACAGTATCGGCCCCTTCCCCGGCACGAGCGGCCTTTGCCGGCGCAGCGCCCCCGTGCCGTTGAACATCTTCAACTCTGTGAAGGAACACCCCCAGAGCAGCATCACCTACGCCATGGCCGTGTGGCCGGCGACGTTGGTTGGCGAGAACTGCGGGGAGCACAAGTTCCCGAAAGCCGGCGCCGCGGCTGAGGCCACCGCTTGAGCGCCCCCAAGCGCACGTCGCGCGACAAGCAAGGCGCGTTCGAAATGGTTCGCAACGGGCTCGTCGTGCGCGTCGAAGTGAAAGTGCGGGCCGTCGGCCGCAACTCCAAGTGGACCGGCGCCCAGGTCGGCAGCGTCGTGGACACGCTCACGAACGAGAACATGGCGCGTATCACGAACGCCGAATTCTGGGCGACACCCGATAACCCCGGACCCGTGGCGGACCCCGCAGCGCCGGCCGAGCCCGAGGGCTTGACGCTGTGAACCGGAAAGACCCACACGAGGCACACCGCTACCGCGAGGCGATGATCGAGTGCGCCCGTGCGGTGCAGAAGCGGCCGCCACTGGACGAAGCCGACTTCACGTTCTATTTCAAGAAGCTCGAGGACGTGAGCATCGACGTCGTGGTGGCGGCCTTGGATGCACTGAGCAAGGAGCAAAACTACTTCCCGACCGTCGCGCGCATTCGGGAGCGGGCATCCAGCTTGATGGCCGAACTCCGCGAGGCCGTCTGGAAGTCCGCCCTCAAGGAATGCCCACACGCCGACCAATCGCATTGGGTCGAAGTCACGGACGCCGCCGGCGTCCACAGACTAGCCAGGTGCGAGTGCTGGCAAAATGCCACCGACGCCGCCAAGGCCATCGGAGAACCCCTCTCCCTGCCGCCGGCGGCACAACCCCGCGAACCAGGAGAAGAAGGCTGATGAATCCGAAGACGATCCGCATGACCGTGACGCGCAATGAACTCAATCTGCGCATCGAACTCTACGACCCGATCGACGCCCGCGCCGTCGCCGTGATCGAAGCTGATTGGGCGGCCGTGGGCCACGCCATCAGCAAGGGCGGCCTGCACCACTACCCGGTGGACGCGCGCCTCACGATGAACGATGCGCCGGCCGAGGGCCCGATGCATACCGAGCGCGAGACGCAGTTGATTCAGTGCGCCGGCTTGCCCGAGGAACGCGCCGCCCGCGCCGCGGCGATCGCGGAAGTGCTGCGCCCGTTCGAGCTCAATGGCTGGCGCGCGATGGACCCCAAACAGCTGGGAGACTCCCAGCGCATCAAGCGGCAGATGCCCGACGGCGACATCTACGCCGTGGACTTCATTCGCCGCGTGCCCCTAACGCCAGCCCCGGAAAGTGCCCTCACGGACTCGCCGTTCTAAAGCGACCCGATGCAGCGCGAATTGCCGTTGGACCGTGACGAGCTCGAATTCACCGTCACGCCCAACGGCATCAGCTGCCGGCGCCTGTCGTGGAACATCAACCCGTGCCTATTCGCGTCATGGCCGGAAGTGTTCTATGCGTGCGCTGGTGAATTCGACAACCCGAAGACGATAACGAGGATCCGATGAAACGCGAAGAAGAACAAATGAGCACCACCCCACTTTGCCGCATCACGAATGGTAATCACGTTTGCGACCAGGCTACCGGCCACTTAGGGTTACATCGGGCGTACGTCCCATCACGCGATGACGTGGTGTTTTGGTTCGCGCCTGGACACACCGCACCGACCGAGGCCGACCGCCTGCGCGCGGCGCTGCAAAGAGCCGGTGAGGCCATCCACTCGGAATACTGCGGCCGTGGCCGCCACCACCGGGAATGCGAAGCTGTGACAGCAGCACTTGAGGCGAAGCCATGAGCCGCCGATTCACCTTCGGCGGCCGCGGCACCGGCGGCCAAAACAAAACCGCCGGCTTCTCGAAGGGGTGCTACGTCACGCCCGATCTACAGCTGCTCGACCAGGACGCCGGCGCCAAGATGGACAAGAAGGAACGCGACGCGCACGGCTGGATTTTCTTCCGGTCCAAGCGTGAGGCCAAGTGCTGGATCGTGTTGCGACAGAAGGAGGAAGCCGGACTCATCGGCAACCTCGAACGCCAGGTTAAGTTCGACCTGCAATGCCCGGCGTTCACGAACGGCGAGATGTTTGGACGGGCGCCAGTGACCGTCACAACCTACGCTTGCGACTTCCGCTACGACGACCTGCAGACCGACAAGAAGGTCGTCGCGGACGCCAAGGGTTTCCCAACTGACACCTACACCCTGAAAAAGAAGTGGATGAAGCTACAGTACGGCATCGACATCTTGGAGATGTGACCCATGAACAGGATCCGCTACTGGCTCAATCGACTGGTCGGCCCGTGCCCCTTCTGGCACACCACCACTGATCGCGTCCTCGAACCGTGCAACGGCTGCGTCTTCTACCGCTGTGCAGAGTGCCAACGGGTGACGTCTCGGCTGATGTATTGTGGTCGACCATGAGCCGAGCCCTCAACGACCTCAGTTCACCCCTACGTCCCAAGGCGTTCGAGCTCTTGGCCAGGCTCACCGAGCGCGGCGTCATGGTGATGATCATCGACACGCTGCGCACGCGCCACGAGCACACCCAGAACTTGCTCAAGGGGACCAGCAAGACGCCACTGTCCAAGCACCTGCCGCGCGCCCTCCGCGGGGTGCTGAGCACCGACGCCGACAACAACGAAAAGTCCGATGCGATCGACATCTGTTTGTACGAGGAATACTTGGCACATGGGCCCGACAAACTGAATTGGAATTCGTCCGACCCACAGTGGAAGATTGTCGGGGAAGAAGTTGAGCGCCTGGGGTTGCGGTGGGGAGGCCGATGGCTCGACCCGGTGGACCCGGGCCACGCCGAACTGGTGTTTGTTGCCGATATTGCGCGGACCCGTATGGAACGGAAACGGGGCGTCCCAACGGACTTCCCCATCACCATCATCGACCCCTAGAACTTGATCTGCCCGTTCACGCCGCCTTCATTCCCACCGTCCCGCCCGAACTTCCGCCGGAAGAACGCTTGCGCCGCCAGTGACCACCGCTTGAACCGGTGTTCGGTGCCGACCGCGACCGTCGCGTCCTTCGGCGTTGCCTGGAAATCGACCGTGGTCTGGTGGTTCGGGGTGGGCTCAAGTGGAGCGGACGCCCGTTTCTTGGCGTCCGCCTTGGCTTGCTCGAGCAGCGACAGGTTCTCGCTACCCATAGTCGGGAACTTCGTCCTTCGGTGCGGTGATTGATGCGGCGCCCCCGAACTTGATCTTCGACTCAAGGGCCGCTTCGGTCGTCACGTAGGGCGTGGCCTGGGCCGTCGCCTGCTTTTTCTTGTTGTAGATGTACTTCCAGATGGCGTACGCCAACGTCACGGTGAACAGGGCCGCCGACGCGCACCACTGTTGAATCTCCGACATGTATTGGTCGGCCAGGTCGGTCAAGCCGAGCGCGGCCGCCAGGTAGACGATCCCGTACCGGAACGCAATCGCCAAGATGCCGACAGCGAGGCGAATCATTCGCCGTCACCCTTCTCGCCACGGCGTTCATCGACGCCGCCGAGTTCTTCGATCAGGGCCAACGATTCCGCTTCTTCCGCCGAAAGCGTCGACACGTCCGCGACACGACGTTCTTCCGCTGCGTCCTTCGGCCACGCCGCTTCGACATCAGCCATCGCGCTATCGCTGGCCGCCTGCTCGTCGTTGCCGTTGGTCAGGTAGTGGCGCGTGAATTCGTTTGGCCACACGAACAAGCCTTCGTTGTCGACGTGCAACGGTTCGCCCGTCTCGCACCGGTTCGGCCGGCCGTGATCGCGGTAGTAGTCGTCCAACCGCTGGAAGAAACGCCCGTTGGCGTCGCGCGGCGGGAAGTTCAGTTCGACCGGCGGCACCGGTTCGGGACCAGGTTCGGGAATCTCGCCGGCGGCCGGCTGCACCCACGCGGCGGGCCCCGAATGGGAGGGGATGTTCGGGTCGTCCAACACCTGCCAGGCCGGCTGGGGGTTGTCACCGCCGGCATCGCTGATGATGTCAATGACTGTGACTGGCGCATCACCATTGGTCGGGTCGAAGCCGATGCCGCTGCCGGCAAAGCACAAAGCGTCTTCCGCCAGGTCGTTCGGGTTGCCGTACTGGCCCACCAGACCGAACCGCTTGTCGGCCTTGTGAATGTCGGCCGCCACGATCCGAATGAAATCGTGCGTCATCGAGTTGCCAGTGTGCGCATTTTTCCATGCCTCTGGGAACTTGTTCTTGCACGACTCGACGTTGGCCTTGAAATTCGGGATCACGGTGCTACCTGCCTTTCCGTACTGGTGGTTTGTCTTGCTGCTCTAGATGTCGCACGCGGGCCGCGGTATCGACCATTTCCTTCACGAGCCACTGGACGTTCTCATCGACCTTGTTCAAAAGCTCAATTTGCGTGCCCAGCCTGGTTTCCGACACCGAAATCCGGTGTTCTGTCGAAACCATCGCCGTAAAGTAGGCCACGAGCGCCGCGATAGCTAACTTCAGGAAATCAGCCTTCGACATTTGAAATCGGCGCAAGGATAACACAAGCGTTCGGAACCATTGGGGCTCAGGGATGAGGGCCATCCCCCATTTACTGTGCAGGTTCGATGCCGAGCAGGTCTTCGAGGGTCAACGGCACATCGCGGCGGATTCGGCTGCGGGCCTTGCGCGCCACGGCGTCGCGGGCCTGGTTGATGGCCCGTTCGATACGCTCCCGACGGTCGTCATCGTCCAACCGCTGGAAGGTGGGGGAGTCCAGCAGTTCATCGAGCTCCCGTTTGACGCTCTGGCCACGGGCTTGCGCCAACGTGCTCTTTTGCGCCCGGGTGAGCTCGTGCCCCTCAACCGTCAGCCGTTCGGACGGCACCGACAGGGTGATGCCCAGCCGGCCGAGCTCATCGACCAATGGGTCGTCGACCACGTTGCGGCGCTGCACCGGCGACAACAGACGCTCGAGCGGATCCATGTCCGACGTGATGGGGCGGCCGAAGACGTCCAGCATCGGCGGCAACGACTCACCGCCACCCATGCGGTTCACAATCGCTTCCTTCACCGAGCCTGGCTTGCGCGCGATAGGGTCGTTTGCGCGGGCAACCTGGGCGACGGCCGTCGGGACGATTGACCCGCCCATGCGGTTGATCCATTCGTCGCCGTACCGCGGGTAGTCCGACAGCACGTTGAAGAAGCCGGTCAATCCCTGCAGGAACGTCTTGGACTGGATGTTCTTAGCGAAGGAATACAGCAGCTTCGCCGGCAGTTGTTCGGGGCTTTGCTTACCCGTCTTCAGCGACTCCATGAAGTCCGCCACCAGGCCAATCGAAATGCCGAGCGGTTCGAGACGCTGGAACGAATACCACTGGTCCCCGATCTTCATCGAATAGTCGGGACGTGTGACCGCTTCTGTCGCATGTTTGGACCGGTCAGGCGACCCGCCCCCGGTAATCATGCCGTTCTCGTACGCCGCGGCAACACCCATGGCCAGGCTGGCGCCGATGGCGACCTTGGCCCCTTCCTCACCCAATTCCGGTATCGACAAGTCACCCTTGGCAATCTTGGCGATGACGTTGCCCAGCTGTAGCGGGGTCCGCTCGAGGCCGAATTTGGCGACGTTGATCGGCGTGCGCACGAACGGGATGATCCACCGCGCGCCGGGCACCGACGCCCGCAGGTTCATCAGCGCCTTTTCCCACCGCGCCGTCAACGGGGTGTTGAAGGTCCGGTAGAGGGCTTCCTTCTGGCCAGCCGCGCGCATGTTTTCCGGCGGGTTCTGCAGGATTTCCGCGACGCGATCGCCCAGCGCACGGCCCTTGAGCCCTTCGCGCGCCGCGGTGCGCAGCGCCCTGGCGTGCAGGTCCGCCGAGTACACGATGTTCTTGAAGAATTCATCTTCAAAGAGCAGCGCCTTGGAGGGGGCGCGGACGACGTGGCCGAGCGTGCCGCCAATCTTGCCGCCCGGGGTCTGCTCCTGTCGGCCGATACCGAAGGACGGGGTATCACTGATAGCCGACGTCAGGCCAGCCCGCAGGGCGCCAGAGACGCCTTTCCACAGGCCGGCGACCGCGTAGGCGCCCTCGCGGGCGAACCGCTCTTGGGGCGTCCCTGAGACTTTGGCGCGCAGCATGTCCAGCAGGCCGGCGACCGTCTTCTCGACCGGGTGCGTCGCCACCGTGAGGCCGTTCGAGATGGTGTTGGCGACGTGCGTCACCGGACCCGACAACAGGGCGTTGATCCACGCTTCGTACACCTTGTCGCCCATCGTCGCCTTCGAGGCTTCACGGGCAAACTGGTTCATCGCACGGATGTTGGTCGGGTCGATCTCCTGAATGCGGCGGGCGAGAGCATCCATGCTTTCGGTGCCGCCGGCCGACATCACGAGCTCGTTCAGTTCCGGCAACGAAAGGGTGTCGTTGGCCATCATGCGGAACTGCGCCAGCGACCGGCCCGCTTCGGCCGTGGCGCCGGCAATCTGTTCCTGAATGGCGACTTGCTGCTGCAGCGACGACATCAGCCGGGTGTAATTCTCGGGGGTTGGCGCCTCTCGCACCGCGTTTGCCGCTTCGGTCAACCGGCGGGCCGAGGCCGCGTTGATCTCGCGGGCGGCAAGCGCCTGCTCCGCGTTGAACGCCTGGCCACGGCGTCGGCTGAGAAGTTCCGCTTCGGTCATGCCGAGTTCGGCGGCCATCTGCCGGGTGACGTCCTGGGCGATACGGCCCCGGCGCGCGTTCTCCATCTGCGGCCGCAAGTCGCGGGCAATCTGGTCGATCGTCGCCTTGACGCCATCGGTCGTGTTCAGCCGTTCGAGGTTGATGTTGCCGGCATACTTCGGCAGCGCCACCGGCCGGCCCCGCGGCGTGGTGATCGTTTCGGCGGCAGTAGCCGACGGCCGCGTAGTCGGCGCCGATGCCGGGGGTGCGCCCCGTCCTCCGTTGGCGGCCGCCGGCGGATTACCGACTCGAGCCCCAATCGCACCACCAGCACCGGCCCCCACAGCTGCACCACCAAGAACCTTGGCGACCTTCTCGCCCGTCGTATCGTCCTCATCGATCGACAACGCGCCGCCCGTGGCACCGGTCACACCGCCGGCGACCGAACCGAGCGCACCTGGCGCAATGGCGCCGCGTTCCGGGTTGCCGAAGAAGTCATCGAGTGACGATTGAGAATCCGCTTCCTTCGCGCCGCGCGCCGCGCGTTCGGCCTTGACCGCGCCTTGTGGAGCTTCCAGCGAGAACGGCACGTCGGCCACTTCTGGTGTGGCATTTTCGACACGGCGCACGTCTTCGGTGCCAGGCAACAGGACGTCTTGCGGAGCCCGGCCAGCCATAGGCGGCGGTTCGATCCCCATCTGCCGCAAGGTGTCCGCACCGACCGTAGACCCATCGCGCGGGCCACCTTCCAGCGTGTAGATCGGGAATTCGCCGCCAAGACCGTCATCCTGCATCCCGCCAAACTTTGCGGTCGGCAACACGTCTTCGAGCACATCACCTTTGCCCGGCCGCTTCCAGTCCTCGACCACCGGCACGGCTTCGCGCGCCATCAGCGCCTCGAGCTCCGCATCGGCCGGCAGGTTGCGTTCCGCTTCCAACCGCTGGGCGACGTCCGTCATCGGCACGTCTTGAGCGGTGCCACGCACAGCCGACATCGCTTCAAGGTCACGCGCGCCCATCGCGGCCAGTTCCCGCCGCGCCACCGTGCTCACATCCTCAACAGGCACCCCGGACGCCGCGATTTCCTCATCGGCAAAGATGCGGAGAATTTCATCGAGCGGGTTGGGTTCTTCAACCGTGCGCGCCCCGATCGCCGTCATCGACTCGGGCAACGCCAGGTCGTCCAACGTCGGCGTCGTGCGCCGCGCCTTCGCGCGCTGGTCACGGGTCACGGCGTCTTCGAACAGCTTGATCAGGTCATTCGGGTACTGCGCTTCTGCAAAGCGGGGATCATCCCGAAGGTCGGCCACCATGCCGTCGATCGTGCGCCCGGCCTTACGGAAGACACCGGGCACGCCGAGCGCCGAACCGAAGCGGCCCGACGTGGTGTAACCGGACCACCCGGCCAAGTCCTTCATGCGCTGCAGTTCGGCGTTCGGCCGCCGTTCACGGTTCCACTGGTCCCCCGCGAAATCATCGGCTTCCTGCAGGCCACCGCGCGCGGCGATCGCCTTCATGATCTCCTGCGGCGTCAAGCCCTCAGGCTCGACCTGGTTCGCATCGAGAAACCGTTCCAGCGAGAAGTCGAAATTCTCGCGGACGGTGGATGGCATCACGTCCGGATTGGCTTCCAAGGCCCGCGCCATGTAGGCGTCGAACAGTTCGGCATTCGGCCCCTCAAGACCCTCACGCACCAGCGTCGTGGGCGGAATGTCATCCTGTAGGCCCCGCATCACTTCGGCCGCGTCCGCCGGCGTCAACTGTCGGGCGACAGCCGGGTCCACACCCATGTCGACCAACGCTTGCAGTTCGGGCGACAGCGCCGGCTCCGCGACAGGCGCCGCTTCTTCGAGCCCATCGAACAATTCGTCGTACTGGCGGGTCGGCCGCGCCATGAGCGGCATCGACTCAACCGGCGCCACCGGCGGGGGAGGCGCGAACGGCTGAGGAATGACGTCAGGGAGCGGCGCCGGCGGCGGCAACGGAATCGCCGGCGGAAGTCCGTACGACAGGTCAGGCGCCATCGGCGTCAAAGATGTCGCAGCCGTGCGCGGCATCGACGCATCACCGTTCCAGCGAGGCGCCGCGGCGGCCTTGTAGCGGGCTTCGAAATCAGGATCGAACTGTCCGTCTATCGTGGCCTGCCGCGTGGACGCACGGCCGCGCAGCGCCGCCGCACCGGCGTCCAGACCCAGGGACGCACCACCACCGAACATGCTACCGAACATGGCGCCACGTTCCATGCGGTCCATCACCCCGGGCTCGAGGTCGAACACGTCGAACCCCTTGAGTCCTTCGCGCGCAACTTCTTCGGTCAGCACTTGCGACGGGCCACCGATGGCCGCACCGACCGCCGCGTTGACGCCGCCCCGAGCCAGCATCCCCGAAAACCCCTTCAGGTCACGGAACGCTTTCGCGCCAGGAATCGCGCCAAGACCGGCCTGCAGCGCCACTTGCGACGGATTAAACCCTTCGCCCTCATACAGTTGCGCGATGAGCTCACCGGCACCGGCGCCGACAGCACCGCCGACAGGACCGAAGAACCCACCGGCCACGGCAGGAAGGACGCGCAGACCCGTGGAGGTCACGTCGCCGGCGCGTGATTTGGGGAGGTTGAGCTCTGCGAAGGGATCCGAATCGAGCGAGTCTAACGACCCGCCCGACGGCATTCGAGGCAGACCGAGCCCAGCAAATGGATCATCTGTGCGCTGGGTGCGGCCCGTGGGAGGCATGGTCGGGGGCTATTCTACCGCCCCGACAGGAAATTGTAAGCGGCCATCAACGTCTGGTCGTTCACGACGTAGCCACGTTCGCGCAACTGTTGCTCGATATCGACGCGCGTCGCGGGGTTCATTTCACCGACCGCCGAGATTTGCGGGAGCCCAGGCGACGAGGTAGCCACATCGGGCATCGGCGGTTCTTCCAACGCCACCGGCTCACGCTCCGCTTGCGGCCGACCACCCATCACCGAACCACGGATCGTGTCGGCCAGTTCCGGCTTCGACTCGAACACTTCGGCCGTCTCGGGCCGCATCGAGCCCATGATGCGCGCGAACGCATCCATGCTGGCGCGCGATTCCAGGTTTTTGTCGGCGCGGTTACGCTCACTGATGAAGAAGGGGTTGATTTCCTGCTCGAGCGCCGCGGCGCGCGTGTCGGCCACACCTTCGTCGCGGGCCCTTTGCCGCTGGTTGGCCTGAATCGGCGCCATGCCGGCATCGACCCGACCCGCGCTGGCGATCGCCGTCTTGTCGGCCTGCTCCCTGTCGAATGCCACCATCTGCGGGTCACGCGCCCGCATGTCGTCAATGTCAGCCTGCCGATGCTGGCCGGCTGCACTCTGCAAGATGGCCAACTTGGCGCCGCGCACGTCGGGGTGCTCCCAGCCGTCGCCGGTCCCCATACCCGAACCGCCGCCACCGATCGCGGCCATCGACGGACGTCGCACGGCTTGTGATGCTGCCATTGGAAACCCCTTCACCCGGAAATTCTTACCGTCCGCACGCGCCGCATTTTCCTGCAGCGCCATGATGCCATCCATCCCGGCCAGGTCCATCAACGTCGGCTCAAGATGACGGTTCGGATTCACGACCTTGATTGGCCCGGTTGATGGTCCGTAGTTCAACGCCTGCTGCTCATCGAACAGCCGTTGCTTGCGCCCCTGAATCAGCTTCTCTCCGGCGATCTTGTCGTGCCCCGCCCCTTGCGCAGCAAACCGCCGGCCAGAATCGTCCATGAACGACGCCGGCTTGCGGTCGAAGGAAATGGCCATCTAGTAAGCCCTCCGACCCATCGACGCCAACGCGGACATAGATTCAGGCATCGTGCGCTGCCCGAGGTTTGGGTTGAGATTTGGTTTCGCGGCCGATTGAGCCACGCCAGCCATCTGTTGCATGGGACTAATCGCACCCATCGACGGGGGCATCGCCTCACCACCAGGCGGCCCACCAGGCGGCCCACCAGGCGCCGGGGATGTCGGCGTCGTCGGCGCGGCCAAGCCCTCGAATTTCGCGGCTAATTCTGGACTCATCCAGGTGTCATCACCGGATGCCCAGCCACCTTCGCTCACCTGAGAACCGCCACGCTCCGAGTACCAATCTTTCCCGTACGAGCCGTTCGACACGTCACCTTTTAGGTTTCGATCGGCGGCCGCACGCGAAAGCTTGACTAGACCTTGTGGGGGAGGCATTGGGCGTTAATACCGCAAGAGAGACAACATGGACGGCAGTAACGACAAGTTCTGTTGCCGCTGCTGTAGCGTGCCGGCGTAGTTACGGTCGTCCACCGCGTGCGCGCGTCCCGCTTCGTCAACCGCCTGGCCCAGTGCGACATCGGTCAACTTGTTGGCAGTACCAGAAATCACACCCTCGATCGCCCGGCTGTCACCAGAGCTCCGCGCCGCCTCCATCGCCCGCGACCCGATTACGCCGGCCTTATCCTTAGCTCGAGCGAAGGCGAGGTCGGACGCTGAGGGCTGGCCCGGGAGCGGAACCGCCGGTGCCGGCGCCGACGCCGACGACGGCCCGGGCATCGCCGTCACCTGCTGCAAAAAACTCTGCATGGTCGCGACGTTTGAAGCCTGCCGACGGTCAGCTTCGGCGGATTCTTCAGCCCGCGCTTGAGACGCACGACGGTCGGATTCTTCCGCCGCCAATTTCTCACGGTTCCGAATGACCGCATAGTCGTATTCGCTCATCGGCTGAGGGCTAATCGCAGCCATCGACGCCGGCGCCGAATACGACTGTTGGGGAGCGGCGGTCAACCTGGCGCGGTCTTCATCTTCGAATCGCAACTTCCGGGCGCGATCTTCAGCCGCATTCCGGTCGGCAAGCGACTGGCGCGCCAAGGCATCACTGGCCGCCGTCGCCGCTTTCTGCCGCGCCGTAATTTCCGCCTGTGACAGCGTGCCGGTGAAGTTCACCCCGGCAGCGCGAGTGGCGGCTGGTGCGCTAGTCACTGGTGCGCTAGTTACGGCCATGTGTCATTCCCTCCCAAAAACCGTGCCCGATTCTACACCCTTACGCCGCGATCTTGTCGCCTAGCACGGTGATGTCCAACCGCGTCGCGTCGAGGGCGCCACCGACCAGGAAGTCCGAAGCGGTCATCTCGAGCCCCGATGGGAAGTAGATGGGCAACACTTCGTTGGCACCAATCGCGTAGTCGTAGTACAGGTGCGTGCCGGCCGCGTTCGCGCCGCTGGCCCCGAGAAACAGCCGGAAGGTGGACGCGGCACCGTTGTTCGCCACGTTGATTTGGCGGACGATGCCCTTGGTGTTGGCCGAGGGGTTGTAAATGTTCGTCGTGTAGGTCGTGGTCAGCGCCAACGGACCCGCGAGACGTGAAATCAAGCCAGCCATCTAAATACCCTCTCTCGTTAGGATTCTAACCACGACAGCAACCGCACCTTGGCCGCCACCGCCGCGTCACGCGAATTACAAAAGAATCCAACCTGGTCGGCCGTTAGAAAGTCGGTGCGGCCGACCGTCGTGTATTGAACGAAATCATAGCCATCGAGCGAGTAGTAAGTCAGCCGATTCGCCCCGTCGTCGGTGATTCGCAGCCACATGATCGGAATACGGCTCTGGGGAATGTTCATCGCGCTTTGCGTCGTGCTCGTATAGTGGGCACTAAACGCCGTGGCGCTGCTAAATTTACTGCTTGAGAGAATCCCCGTCGGACTCACACACGCCAACATGGTATGCAGTTCGCCCGTCGCCGCTTCTCGGAAGACCAACCCGTAACTCGCACCACTGGCCGCATTCACGCCGGCAGTAGCAAAAAACGCCGCCGTGATTGTGTAGGGCGTCGCTGGTGCGTTCTTCATGCGCAACCGCAGACTATCCGCCGCCGTCGCGGGTACGCTCAGCAGGATGCCCTGGTCGCCCGTGCTCACCGAGGCCGCGCCTTGGTTCACCCACGAGAAGTCGGCATCCACTGGCGCCGTGAAAGCGGGCCCCACGGTCGGCCCAGATGTGCCATCGGCACCCGTTGCACCACGAACGCCGGGCACGAAGAAACACTCCCCGTCCTCACCACTGACCCCCGGCGGCCCCATGGGACCACCAGGCGTCCCGGCGGGACCGGTCGGACCAATCAGGCCACGGACCCCGCGCGGCCCTGGCGCCCCGGGCATTCCTTCGTCACCTTCAGGCCCCGGCGGCCCGATGATACTGCGCCCGTCCACGCCATCCGTCGCCACGCCGAGGCGCCGCAAGATAGCAAAGATGGTGTCGAAGTTTTCATCAATGCCGGCACTGGTGCGCGGCGTCCATTGCGACGCCACGGTGTAGGGCTTTGTCGGGATGCCCATTACTTCCGCCCCAATTCGAAGAACGGAATTTCGGCGCCGTAGATGAGGACGTCTTGGGCGTTCGTGTTCTGCCGCAACCGCACCTGCAGCAAGCGGCCCGCGCCAAGCACGTCAAGGCGTTGACGCCCCACGATGAGACTCACGGTTTGCGTGGTGCCCGCCGACGCATCTAGACCGCCGAGCGTGGGAATAAACTCGAGCGTGCCTAGCGCCGCGGGCTCAATGCGCGTCAGGACGCTGGGCGCCGCGAAGACTTTCTCGATGTCGGGCGTGTCGCCCGTGAGAATGAACCGCGCGTCCAGGTCGATTGCCGTGGCCGTACCGTCCGTCCGCGTCGCGTTGTTCATCGAATAGATGAACCCGTCATTACCACCGATCAAGGGGATGATTGAACCGTACGCATCCTGCACACACGCCGCCGCCGTCGGCGTGAAGGCAGTCGTCTTGTGCGGCCCGTAGAAAACCCGAGTCTTGATGTCGAAGCTAATCCACCGGTCGAGCACCGACGACCCGGCGGCCGCCAAGTGGAGCTCGTAGCAATCAAGGAGCGGATTCCACCGGCCGACCGCTTGCGGAAACATCGCCCGGTTGAAGTACGTGTCGGTCGTGAACCACGCATGCACGTCGGCTCTTGAGAGCAGCGTGAACCCTTCGTCGTCGTACTGGTAGAGCCCGTCTTCACCGAGGCAGTAGCCCACGTCTTTGATGACGGCCACCGAATCAGGTGCGATGCAACCGGCCCCCTCGATCACCTTGATCGGTTGCCATTCTTCTTCGTTCTCACCAATGATCTTCTGCACCGCATCGCGCTTGCACACACCTAGGTCGGACTTGCGCGGGATGAGGGCGGTGATGCCTTCTGTCGTGCCACCAATAGGCGCGATCGGGAAGTACCGCGACGCCGGCCACGCCCACGGCTGTTGAACGACCGTGCGCCGCAGATTGTCGACGTCTTCCGGCAGGTCCGACACGCCCCACAACGCGCCCTTCCATTGCACCAGGAGCTTCATGCGCGTCCCGCCGGCGGACCCCGGCGGCAATCCCAACTGGTCACTCAAGGTGGCAAACAACGACAGGGCCGCGTCCTGCATGTTGTTGTCGTACGTGGTGATGATGTTGTCATCCAACATCGCCCAGCGGAAGTAAACCTCGCCACCCGTGGTGGTTCGATAGATGATCCGGCAATTCACGGATTCTTCGTTCGACACCGTGATGCCACTGACGGCAATGCCAGTGTTGACGGCGGTAATCGTCGCCACCGGACTCATCGGGCTTTCGCTCACCACCCGACCAAATCGGTCCTTAATCGCGTTCGAGAACCGCACCTTGTAGACACCACTCAGGCCAGTGCCGGCGCCAGCCGCCAACGTCGGGGGAAACACTGGCGCGCGGGGCACCAGGATGCGACACGTCCCGTCGCTATCCACCGACAGATTGACGGTCGGGCTATGCGACAGAATCACCGAACGATTCAGGAGTGCCATGCGCAGCCGCTTGGTTTGATCCAACGTCACGCCGTCGGGCAGCACAATTTCCGTCGCGGACCCGTTGGTCCCAATCGCGTAAAGCTTGCCGCCGGCCTGGGCAATCGACCACGCCATTACGGTAACTCCAACACGGTCAAAATTCCTTCCAACGTGGTGGGCCCCAACACGCTGGACCATACCCCGGCCGACGTGCGCTTGAGCACACGACCCGTACCCGTGTCCGCCGTGTCTTCGAACGGCCAGTACAGGGCCCCGTCGAATTCCACGGGCCGGCCACACCGACCCGCGAAACTGGTATACGTCGTGAACACGTCGAGCTCAGACGTCCACACGGCCCCATCCGGCGACGAATAGATGGTCCCCGCCATGTAGGCAAAAATCTTGTCCGCAAACACCGCCAGTTGGCCGCCGCAGGTCACGTTCCAGGGCGTCGCGTCCGTGAACACCGTCGAGTACACACCGCTAGGCGTGCGCTTGTAGATGTTCATGGATTGCGCGGCGACTTTTGACCCGGTGCCGATATAGAGATTCCCAAGGAAATTCACCATCGACACGGGAACACCGGTCAGCGCCGCCGAGTCCACCGTCCAGGCCGTATCGCTATCGGGATTACATCGATACACGTAACTGGTCGCACCGCCAGAGTTGTCATCGGACACCCCGACGAACAATTGCCCCACGAAGGAGAAGATGCTGTACGCGGTGTAGTCGGCACCCATCGCGCCGATGATCATAGTCAACTGGCCCGTGACCATATCCAGGCGGAACAGACGCCCGTAGGTGTAAGCAATCGTGCCGAAGTAGTACGCGCCGTTATGAAACCCACTGGCGCCGGCACAGAACGCTTCCTCGATGGGCACGGTCGTATCGACCGACGGACACACCAAGACCAACCTGGCACTGGTGTTATCCCAGACCCAAATGTCATCGTGAGCGCCATCACCACTCACGTAAAGCATCAACCCAACGACCGGCTGCACGGGCGGAATTCCCAACACGGGTTTTCCAGGATTCGAAAAGAACCCCGGAGTGCCAGGTGTATCGACCGGTGTCCACACCGCGCCATCAGACGAGCGGTACCAGACCTCCGTCTCGTCGGCTACGTACATGTATTTACGCGGCAACGTCGCCGCGTTGAAGGGATTTGGTAGGGGCACGCTGCCGATGGCCAGCACGCTGGCGCCACTATTCAGCGCCGAAGCGTTGAGCCTGGTGAGGCCGCCACGCTTGCCAATGCCGCCCTCACCCGATGCCGTCGGAAAGACGACATTCTGCAGGAGGACCGCCGCATCCTTTTGTAATTGGAGTGGGTTGACGACGACATTAACGCCGGCTTGGCCAATGTCGTAGAGGTTGAATTTACCACTCGCCATGGGAGCCTAATTTCCCCAACCCTCGAACAACCCCTCAGCCACCTGGTCGTCCTGCTCCTGCCGCGGCGCCAACGCCACCAAGAGATTCTGTTTTTCGGTGGCGTAGAGCGAGAGCCACGACGGGTCGGGCGATTGGTCATCCCGAATACGCGAACGCACGTAGGCCGTCGCGTAGGCAATCAGGGCCTTGTCGGACTGGCCCGGGATGGGGTTGTCGTTGGCGGCAATCTTCGGCGCGATCGTCGGAATATAGGTCAGGCGCAGAGATAGCGCGGTCGTCGGCGCCGGCGCCACGTAGACGGTGCCCGCCGCTACCGGACCCGCCGCACCCGTGATGGCCACCAACATGCGCGACAACTGCGTTGGATCCTGAGCGGTCAACCGCCGCGCCGCCATGAATTCTGGCGACGTGTAGGGCTTGAAGACGAATTCGAGAAATGGATACGACGCCGGGACCGCCGGCTCGAGGCCGCGCACCACCATGACGTCAGTTGGCCACCCCGAAATCGTGGTCCCATTCGCCGCGATCGACACCGCCGACGGCGTGGTCGTGAAGTAGTAATCCTGGTAGAGCGCGTTGATCGCCTTCTGCAGGTCCCACATGCCATCGTTCAATTCGGCCAAGATCATCGCGTCCGTGTAAAACGTGTCACTGGAACCAGATGACACGAGGTTCGTGCGGACGCGGCCGAGCAAGGTCGTGAACGTGGTAGCCATCGAGTGGGATCCTTACTGCGGGGGGCCCGGCGGCGAAACATTAGTGGCCGCCGGCGCCGCCGCACACTGGACGCCGAACTTCGCCTTCGTCAACGGCGACTGGCACGCCAAATCGACCAAAATCGCTTCCTTCGTCCGCTCCACCTGGATGCGGTTGTACGTGAGAAGACCGCCGTAGGCGACGGCGGCCATGAGCACGAATCCGAGAACCCCAATTCCGAATGCTTTCACGTCGTTTCCTCCGAGCGAGAGGATAGCATGGGGCGCCTTAGATGCGCCCGATACAGTGGTACGCCACCACGTCGTTGGCGGTGAGGCCGCTCACGGTGAAGGCGGTAGCGGAGATGGCCGAGATGTAAGGGGTCGTGGTCGGCGCGTTGCGGAGCGTCACGACACAGAACGGGGTGTTGGTCCAAGCGGGCGCCCCGAAATCAACCGTGCAGGCCGTCGCGCCCGTAGCCGTGAATTCGCCGGTGACGTTGCGAGAGTTGGCGGTGATTGCGCCCGTGCCACAGGTGGAAACCGCTGGTGCGGCAGTCCCGATATTGACCTGGATACCGACGGTTTCGGAATCAGCCAGGTAGTTGAGCAGGCCGTTAGATGGCGCGATCTGCACGGTGCTGACCGCCCAGCGAATTCTCTGCGCCGCACCAACTTGGACGCCGCCGCTGTTCACCTGCGACCCAAGGATCGTGAAATTACCACCATCCGTGAGCGTCGCTGGGTACGTCACCGCCGCGCTCACTGGATCTATAGACCCCAGCCGCCACGTCCCGGCCACCGTGTTCCCACTCACCGGTAGCACTTCCGTGAAGAAGCTCACCGCGCGCGACACCGCATCGTCTACGTCCCACCCCGCGCCCTGTAGCCGCAGCCGCCGCGAGATTTGGACCGTCGCCCCCACCGTGGCCGCCGTCGAGTTGATCTGAGAGAAGCCGTCGGTCGAGGTCGTGGCCGTGCCGACAGCGGTGAGGCCAACGGAACCCGCGGCGAGACGAGAGAACGTCGCGTCGGCTCCACTTCCGAATCCACCAGACGCGAAATTAAGAGTCCCAGATGATGTGACAAACAGGTTGCCGTACAAACCATTCGCCAAAAAGACGTTCGTAAACGCCCCCCCAACGACCACCCCGAGTTGATCGGCGGCGGAACTGATCAGTCCCGTATTGGGGTCACTCGCAAAACCCAAGCCGACCGTTGTAAGCCCACCGTCAGGCCCAAGAACAGGCAACGTGCTCGTGAACAATGTCGACGAAATGGTCACACGAGGCGTCGTGCCCCCCGCAAACAGCGCCAGCGTGTCCGCCGCACTCGCGCCGTAGCCGGTGTTCGTGTCGCCCGAGAACGAGTACGGCGGAATCGTCGCACTCGCCGTCCCGAGCAACTGGCCCGTGAACGCACCTGCCGGAAACGTGAAGGTCGCCCCGTTGATGAACGTCACCGCGCCATCGACGTCAATCTTCAGAAACCCCTTGCCGTCACTCCCCAGGAGCAACGGGACGCGATTGCCGGCCGCGACGAGCCACCCGTCACCCGTGAGCCGGATGATTGAATCCTGCCCCTGTGGGGTGGCCAGGAAGGCCGTCAACAGAAGGGCGCCTACGAGGAATGTGCGAATCTTGGTCATCTTGGTTTCCTGAAAAGTTACGGGGTGCAGACCGTGACGATGCCATTGACCACGGTCGCGGAGGCGCACGTACCAGACGCGCCGGCCGTGGCACCGACCGTGTATGCAGGAGCAACGACGGATGTGCCTGCGTAAACTGTGCGCGGCCTGGTCGCCCCACTAGCGCCGATGTCCGTCACGTTATCGGTCACGGCCAGCATGTGGCCATCACTGGCCGTAAACTCCCACCGACCCGACCCGGCGGTCTGGATACGAAACGCCCGAGCGGTACCAGCACCAGTCTTTTCGGTGCCGATATAGGCGATGTTAGACGACCACAGGTAGCTCAGAAACTCACTATCGCCACCACTAACGGTGTTGTAGACACGGAAGGACTGTGCATTCGTGCCGTTGCGCTGCGCGAGGGTGTTGGCCGCGTTGTCCCGTTGAATGATCGTGTCGCCACTGAAATATAGCCGAGCCTCATTCCCGAAAATTTGGCCGTAGGCAACCCCGCCGGATGTGCCCCATCCGAACGCGGCGCCACCACCAACAGAGCCAACAACCTCTGTTGCCCCATTACGGAACCAGCCATTGCCATCCTGACCGATGACAACACTTGGACTACCGAGTGAGCCGTTCGGGAACACTCCAGGCACCGTGCTCGTGAACGCCGTAGCCGTCGCCGTGACGATGCACGTTCCTGCCACGGAAATAGATACCGCCGGGACCGCCGTGAACGCGATACCCGTCGTGAGGAACCCGGTTTCATTGAGCGCCGGCGCCGCGCACGTCGAAGCCGGGATCGAGCCACCATCCAGCGACACGCGCAGCACGCCCGACGAGTTCGCCAAGAGCGCAATCGGCACGCCACCGACCGTGCCGTAAATCCGCATGATCTGCTGCGCCCCCACCGGAGACGACAGCCAACCACCCGCCAGGAGCAGCGCACAGAGCGCACCCGCCACGAACTGCTTTATTCGCATACGACCCTCAGCACGCCGCTGCTGTTCGCCAGCAAGGCAATCGGGGCACCGCTCACGGTCCCGTAGATGCGCGTGATTGATTGCGCGACGACGGGGTGCCCACTCACGAGCACCCCGGCGACAAACGCGACAACGACGATCAGTTTGGTTTTCATGGTGCTAGGCCACCGACACGCCCGACGCCCGGTTGCCGGCCGGCCGAGAGGCCGCCGTCGCCCGCGCGTAGCCTTCCCACTCGATTTCCATGGCCAGGCCCGCGGCACTCACGTTCGCCACGAAGTCCTTCGCTTCGGTCAGCTGGAACCCCATGGGACCGTAATCCCACTCCTGGTAGCCCAGCCCGGGTGACGCAATCACCTGAGCCAGCTTCTTCGGCGTCGAAGCCGTGTCCTCGAAGGAACACGATTGCGCCGCATCCGTCGTGACGTTCACCCGGATTTTCTGGATGAAGATCGAGAAGTACGCATTCGGGCACGCCACCAGCGTTTGGTCGCCATCGCCGGCGGCCAGTTTCAGCCGGCCGCCGACGTCCTTGAACTGCGTGTTGTAGTTCCGGTTCTTGACCGCGACACCCATGGGGTCCGTCCTTTACTGCAGGATGTACTGCACCGTCAGGGTGCCAACCAGGCCCGTCGCGTCGCCGGTCTTCTCCTGCACCGTGACCCACTTAGCCGACGCCGCCAGCTGCGCTTTCGCGTTCGCGCCACTGTCAAGAGTGGCATCCATCGAGTCAGCCAGGATGGTTGCCGCATTGGCATCAATGCCATCAAGCAGCGTGTCCGACCCCGTGGTGGCCGACACCGCGGTGTAGCCCACGTCGATCGTGCAAGCCGCCGTCGCCACCGTGGTGACGTTCAACAGCGCCCGCAAGATGATAGCCGCCGCCGGGAACGTTACCGCTGCCAGCACGCCCGCGTGCAGCGCCGCGCCGGTAATGGCAAACACTTCGGTGATGATCTGCCGATCGTTCAGCGCCGATTGCGCAACACCGTCGATCGTCGGGGTGGTCAGCGTCTTGTTGGTAAGAGTCTGGGTCTGGTCCTCGGAGACGACCGACCGAATGGTCGTGCCGTCATTGTCGAGAAACTTCACCTTGTCGTCCGCCGTGTCGTACGCGATCGGCGTCGCCTGGGGATAGTCGCGGAACGCGCCACCCACCACGATGGAGGTCAACTTGTCGATGAATCGAATGGCCATGTGATACGTGCTCCTGCAAAGAGGGGGTGCCACGCGCACGAGCGAGGCACCCCGGTTGACCAACCCGAGAGAACTTACGGCGCGCCGACGATCACGAAGCCGGTCGCGGCATCAGCCGCCGCCGACTTGGTGTTGCCGTTCACCGTGGTGTGGCACCCGACCGTGCAACCGGTGCCGAACGGCAGACCGTCGTTGTAGGTCGGGCAGTATTCACGGCCGCCGCCGGCGGTGCCGACGAGGAACGTGGTGAAGTCACCGTTCGCGGCCGCGGCGGTCGCGTGGTTCGACGCCTTGAACCAGGCGTCCGTGGTCGACGCGGTGGGCTTCTTGATGAACAGCGCGAACACCTTGCACGCCGCATCCGACACCACGACGTCCGCCGAGGCCAGCCCGGAGAACATCTTGATCTTCAGGTCCGGGTTGCGCAGCGATTGCATGTGCTTCCACAGCGCACGCAGGTTTTCCGCGACACCGGGCCAACGGGAATCGGGGTACGTCTTCTGGACGACCAGATTGATGTTTTCGAGAACCAACGCCATGACTGACTCCTAACGCGCGCCGCGCCCCTACGGGCGTCCCGGCGTCGCTGCGGCCCCTGTACGGCCGGTAAAGAATGCGCCCGCGCCCGCATTCTGGGGACGATAGGCGCGACGGGGGCGCCCCGAGAGAGACTTGCTCCGCGCGCCATCGGGCGTCGCGTAGGCCAACGACGTGCGCGAACCGTTCATGCCCTGGTAGGCACGATACATGTCGATCGAACGCATGTCCGCTTCGTCGGCCTGGCCGGCAATCAACCGCTGTTCGGCCGCCACTTCGTGGCCTTCCAACTGGCGCGTGACGGCGCCGGCATTCTTGAACCGCCACTGGTCCCGCTCCTGCAGGTCCAGCAGCACTCGGCCCCACGAGAACCCAAGCAACGTCGAAGGATTCACGCTCGTGACCGGGTAGAGGTTGAAACGCACCGCGATCGCGGTGTCCGGCTTCTTGTCCATGAACACGGTCCACGGCTGGGAAGTCGTCATCACGCGCATGATGCGATACAACGGCTGGTCGAGCGACGGGAAAATGCGCAGCGCCGGGTCGAACGCATAGAGCTCATCGAGAAACCAGTCCGCCGGCTTCGGCAAGCTGTAGGGGCTCACCGTGGGGATGTAGTTCTCCGTGCGCCGCGCGCCGGCGTGGTTCTCGAGCAAGCCCATTAGCGCATCCCCGCCGAACCGATACCGTTCGGGTTGTAGAGTTCGGGCATGTAGACGCTGGCCCGGTTGAGGCCCGACGAGCCACGCTTCGGCAGCTTGCGGCGGCCGCGCGTCACGAGCACCGCCCGCGAACCCGGTTGCACCAGCAGGGAGCGATCGAGGGCTTCGGGCATGTCGGTCTGCTCGAGATATGAATAGTCCGCCGCGGCACCGCCGAGGGACGGAATGGCGATCAGGAAGTCGGCCGAACCCTGAATTTCCGGGTCTTCGGTGCCCATGACGGGGTGCTGGCGGCGGCAACGCTTGGCCGCGCCCACCGTCATCGGTTCGCACGCCACGCGGCCGTCCGGGGCCGCCCCAATGACCTTGAACATCGGCGCCTTGTTGGCGGGGCTGAGTTTCTGTTGACCGGTCTGCTCGTCAATGTCGGGCACCAGCTTGTAGCCGGGGCGCACGGTGATCGGCTGGCCGTCCGACATGCAATCGAGCGGCTGGGTCGAACGGTTGACGACGAGGACGATGGTCTGGTTGCGCTGTGCCATGTGAGTTTCCTTTTTCGAGTGCCAAAGGGTTGCGAAGAAAACGATGGTCCAGCCGTCTCATAACTACGGCTGGACCACCTGGTGTCAGGTTGTGGGCGGTCTTACGAACCCGCCTCGCGGACCACAATCAAGGACTGGCCGGTGATGCCGTCCATGCGGAAGCCCTTCGCGGGGTAGCGGACGTGGTTCTGGTAACGCTTGCGGTACCACGCCTCGAACGAATCGCGGCCCGAGTCACCCGAGCCGACGCGCACGAACACGCGCTCGTCTTCATCGACCCACGAACCCTTATCGGACGTGTAGCGCACGGCACCGCAGTTCTTCTTGTCGATACCAAACACCATCGCCAGAGGGTGCGTGCGCAGCGCCTTGATGTCTACGCCTCCGAACGGCAAATCACCCTGGGTGAACGCCGCCGTGCCGGCATCGGGCCGCTGCAGGTTGTTGCCGCTGTAGCGGCGATCGGGCTGCGTGATGGCGATGACCAGGCGGCGAATCGACTGGTGCATGGTCAGGGTGTCGATCGTGGCGCCAAGGCGCTGCTCCGACACATCGGCCATCTGCTGGAACACGTCTTCCGACAGCACGCCGGTCGACGCCTTCACGTAGGTCTGGAACGCCGGCCAGAGATCGCGGTCCACGTTGAAGTAGTTGTTCCGGTAGGTGCCGTCATCGAACAGCGCCGTCAGGCCCCAGGCCGCGTGCTCGTACGACGTGTCGAGAATGTCGGTCACGCTCGAGTTCGCCGCCTGCACGATGTAGTCGTTGTCGGCCACCGACGCATCGCACACCGCATCGATCACGATTGAGGCGCCATCCTCCGAGCACGAGACGACCTTGCGGACGCCCGTGCGCAGTTCGCCCGTTGCCGGGTTGACCCACGCGATGTACATGCCGGGCAGGAAGAACCGGTTGCCGAAGTCGTCGCCGGTGATACCGCCGGGCGCGTCCACCGTGAGCGTGGTCGAGCCGTTCGGGCTGGCGTCATCGACCAGCGACAGCACACCGCGGCCGTCGGTCGTGAAGCTGTATTCCTCCATGCGCGCGATGTCATCGACCAGCCGCGTCATTTCGTCCTTGCGGGCCGAACGGAACGCGCCTTCGGACTTCATTGAATCGAGCATCACTTCGGAGGTCAGGCGAATACGAGCCATGAGCTTGCGCTGGCCGATATGCACCTTGACGTAGCCCTGCGCACCAGCCGCGCCGAACGCCGAATCTTCACCCGTCCACATGGGTGAGATGTTGCGCGAGACGTGCTGGGTGTAGACCACATCCTGGCCGGCGTACTCGGCCGTCTCCATCTTGAACATGTCCTTGATGGGGAACCGGTTCAGGGTGGATTCGCCCACGAAGTCTTCGTAGACGGTCTTGTACAAGCCGCCAAACAGCTGTGTGTTGACGCCGGCCGCGATGACGGCCGTCGGGCCGAACAACGGGAAGCCGGCCGCAGAACTGACGAGGGAAACAACAAACAGACACACGAGGGCCGCAGCCGCCCGCATGAAGCGATAAGGAACCATTTGAACCGCCGTTCTACAGCGTCGAACTTGGACTAGCCGCGCAGCGCGTTGCTGACGTGCTTCCAAGCCGCACCGTGGATGGCGTCTTCGTCGGCAGGATCGACCTTGGGGACCGGAGTGCCCGTGGCATCGGCGCGTCCCGCGAGAGGAACGGCCTTGCCTGCTGCAGCCCGAGTGGCCGCCGCAACCACGTTGGCGCGATGCGCCGGCGCGTGGTGGATACCCGCGTAGTGGTCCCGAAATTCGTCAAGCAGCTTGCCGTCGCCACGCTCGTAGCGATTGACACGCTCTCCCGTTCGATCACGCAAGCACCAATTGCGGAACCCTTCGGCCAGTTCGTCCTTCTGGTCCTGGGTCAACTGGTCCGCTTTCCCCTCGGCGCCGAGAATGAACGGCGTCACCTTCTCGTAGACGGTGGCCATCGTGCGTTCGGCAAACGTCGACCAATGGGTATCGTGCTGGCGTTGAAACGCGGGAATCGCACCAAGAGCCTTCGTGATTTCCTCGGGATTCAGTCCGAGAAGCGGCTTGAGTTCGGGCACGGCTTCGAACAGCCGGGCGCGAATCGCTTCCGTCCTGGGATCACCCGTCTTTGCCGGCGCAAACACCGCCTGCAACTTTTCGAGGATGCCACTTTGGCCTTGGACGATCTGACGAAGACTTGCAAGTTCGGCCTGTTCGGCGCGACGCGCAATTTCTTCGGAACGACCTGCAGGGAGGGCACTCGGAGTTCCGGCCGCTGGCGCATTCGGATTCGGGTTCTGGGCTGAGGCGCCGTCGCGTGACGCCCCCGCTGCTGGCTCCCCGCCAGTACCCGAATTCGGAGTGCCGGACGTGGGGGCACCCGCTGCGTCATCCTGGCGGCCTGAGCCGCCACCCGCGCCAACGCCTGCTGGAACTGCGTATTCCGGGTCGGCCACCGCGGCACCACTCCCCACATCTTCCGGCCCCATGAAGGGAACGGTCAACGCCGCGAAGGTGCCAAAGTGTCGCCAGAATCCGTGCATGGACCGAGAGGTTACGCGAGGTCGTTTCGAGAAGTCAAGCGACAGGCCGAACTTAGTCTTCGAAGTAGGCCCGCGCCGGGCGCGGCAGAGCGGCTATCGGAATCGGGTCAGGGCACACCGGCACCGGGTCATCCTCGTCACCAAGCGTGACCTTCGTCACCCACTGTTGCCCCAGCGCAAATCGCATGTTCTTCGCGTAGTTGTCTGCCGGTGGACGCTCGAGATCAGCAAACATGGCCTGTAGTTTGTCGATGGTCAGACCGCCAGTTGACGCCAAAGGTTTTTGCCCCATTGACGCGAACGTCTTTCCCGCACGCCGACCACGGGCGGCCATTTCTCGCTGGTTCGGCGGCGCGATGATCTCACCCACACGTGAGCGGATCCAAGCGATGCCATTGCGGAAATTTACTTCAGATTCGCACATCGCTTCGGCCAACGCAGCCGGCACGAATACTTCCCGCAATTCGTTCTGTTGACTGACCATGCCAACCGACACATCACCGGACACGTTCACGACAGCATTGAACGTCCAGAACGGATATATCTCGGCCAGATTTGGCGCGATGGCGCTATTGAATCCGAAGCAGAAATTCGAGGATGCTTGCCGGCCCACCGGCCCATATTACACCGGTGGGGCGGTCGCGTTGTTGCCGGCACCTGGAACGTCGCCCGGGTTGCCACTTTCGCGGTTGGAATTGGTCATCGCCTGGCCCATGCCGGGAGCCCCTGGCGTCACCGCCGTCTTGGCGCCGACAGCCATCGCGGCTTGCGCCATGGCGGCCATTTCGTGCTGTTGAATCAGCCACGCCACCATGCTCTCGAGCCACGGCTTTTCGCGCATCAATTCGGTGACGCGATCGGAGCACGCCCACTTCGTATGCTCCGCGACGAACACCTGGGCGTTTTGCCACGGCAGACGCTTGCCTGGCGGCGGCGGCGTCACCTGCGGCGCCCCCATCACGATCGCGCCGGTCATCGGGTCCGCCATCGGCGCCCCGGGCGTCAACTGCGCCACCATGGCCCATTCCTCGAATTCGTTCTGGACGCGCAGCGCGAAACTCACCTGCGCATCGGTCCCGGGCAGCAAATCCGCCTGGCCGAAAATCTTGGCGATGCGGAACCCAATCTCCGGGTTCTTCGCGTCGATCACGCCCATCTGCTGCAACTGCTGCACCGCGGCGCGCTTGCCCAGCGAGGTCTTCGGGACGTTCGACCCGTCCTCGACCATGATGCGAATGTTGCCTTGCAGTTGCGCGTGCTGGAACTTCTGGTAGGTCCACTGTTGGTTCGGGCCCAACGCTTGCCACACCCGTTCCTCGGGCCCGAACTGCCGCTCGAGCTCAATCACCAGGTTGAACCACTCGCGGTAGCTGCGGCCGCGCGCCGCCAGCTGCGGCTTGAACCGCGACTGGCCCTGCTCGACCATCAGCTGCATCGCCGAGAACGCCTCGACGCCGGCTGGCTTGGACCCCTTGATGATGTCGTACGTGCCGGCCAGCGATTCGAAGTCGGCGTAGTACATCTCGCGGATCTTGAACAGCGAACCGGGCACTTCGGACCCGTCAATCCGCTGCGGCCGCGTGTCGCCACTCGCACTCGGCGTGTGCTCCATGACGAACCCGGGCTCACCAGAGAACTTGCGAATTTGCGCGCCCTTGGCGACGCTCCAAATCGGCGCCGCGCACCGCTGGATGATCATTTGAATCATCGAGTCCAGCTGGTTGATCTGGTCCTGCTTCTGGATGAGCCGATCGAGCGGCGACTTCGCCCAGAACCGGCCGCCCACCTTCTCGTAGCGGGTATGCACGAACGGAATCAGCCGGTCGCCCTTGGGTGTCTTGAACGGCAACGGGCCGGGGATGTTCTCGCCGGGGAGTTCTACGAGTTCCGATGCGCCGCCGCCGCCGTCGGTGAACCGCAGCAACACGCCCTCGGGCCACTCCGGGGTTGGCTTGTACCAGAGCTCGTATTCCGTGACGCCCGGCTCGTTCGACGCGGACCCGGTGCCCCCGAACACCGGCGAGGCGCCAATTTCCGTCTGGGTCGAAATGCCGCGCAACAGCTGCAGCGAACGGTCGGTCGGCGCGTTCTCCCACTGGATCTTCGCCACCAGGTCGGGCGCGTGCTTCTGGTACCACGACTTGACGCGCCACCGCTTGCGAATGATGAAAGGCATTTCGCCCAATTCACCATAGGGATTCGGCACCGATATTTCGAGCGGCGAGATGGCGTCCGTGACGCCCTGGCCGAACGTCACCTGCTCTTGCATCAGAGCGCCGCCGGCGTCGCGCGCCTGCTCGAGTGACGGGGACCCGCACGTCGGGCACTTCTGGCCGGCCGCCACGATGTCCTTGGGGTGCGAGACGGTGGCGCACGAGACGCAGCGTTCGTACGTGACGACGACGTTGCCCCGATCGCGCGTCGGATCCCACCAGGTATGCAGGAAGGCGTTGCCCGTGACCAGGAGCCACCAATCGTGCTCCCACATCACGTTGTCCATGTTGTGTTCGAGATGCAGCGCCGGCGACAGGGCGTTGCAGGTTTGCGCCGTCGATTCGTCCAGTGTGTTCGCGGACATCGGCGCCGCGGTGATGCCGAGAATCACGCTCTGGAAGACCGAGATAATCGAATCCACCGACTCCGCGCACTTGTTCGTGACGGGCCGCGGGATCCACTTCTGCAGCCGCTTGTCACGCCACTGATTCTGGTTGCCGTCGAAGTAGATCCACTGGCGGCCGAGCATGTAGAGGATGTTCCGCCACCAGATGCGCTCGTACATCCACCGATCGTTGTCCATGCAGGCGTCCCGGCACGCCCGCGCCAACTTCAGCAGCTTGACCGGATCCTTGTACGGGTCGCTGGTACCAACCGTAGGAGCCTTGCCGCCGATGAACGCCGCCGACAACGTGGCGTCCAGGTTAGCTAACGGGGAGCCGGGAGAGGGCGTCGTCTGCGGTGGAAACATTGGGCCTTTGTGCTGCTAGTTGCGCATCCCGGTGAGAGCCCCGGTGGTTTCGTCTTCCTTGATGCCTTGACGCCTGGCTTCATCGTCGCCCATGTCGGAGAAATCGACCGCTTTCGCAAGGTCGGTCCCGAAGTCGTAGCCGGCCGGCGCCGCCGGACCACGCGGACGCGCGGGCCCTGGGACCGGCAGACCGACGTCGGGAATTTCAAAGTGGGCTTGCGCCACAGGCCGCACATGCTGCGGGATCGGGGAACCGGCGGGCACGCCGCCGACGAAATCAGGCAGACCCACCGACGGATAGCCGGACCCCGTATTGCCATAGACCGGCGCGGGCGCCGGCGTGCCCATTACGCGCGACATCAGGACGTCGTTGGTTTGCTGCAACGTCGACACCTGGTTGCGAAGGACTTCGACGGTCTGCTGTAGACCGGACGCGCGGCCACTGGCCTCGAGCTCCGCTTCACGCGCCCGCGCCACTTGGCGCAAGAGCAGTTCGGCTAGGGTGTCGAACTTGGTTTCGAGCCGGGCGATCGCGTCCGTCGACGATCCGCCGCCTGTGCTTGTGAAACCTGGCGTAGTGCCTGTGCCGCTTGCTGTTCCAAGATGCGGCGGCGGCGCTTGCCCACCGCGCCGGCCAGCTTCACCCGGGCGCGCGTCGGCGCGATCGGTTGCAGCATCATCACCGGTTCGGGGCCGTCCACCAGCCGCACCACGCGGAACAGATGCCCGCGCATCGGCAGGTTTTCGTTTAGCCGAAACCTTGCCAGCGGACTTGCGCTTCCGATAGGGGCCGCGGCGTCGTACGCCGCCATCGCCCGATGCTGCCACCACAGCCGGTTGACCCACACCCGAACCGAGTTCAGGGCCCGCAGAAGTCGTGCTGTCACTGGTCGCCTCAGTAGTCTTCACCGTACACCCGTTGATAGTTGCCGAACATGTCGCCCACTTCTGGGCCGGCGAGGTCTGCCATCAGGTCATCGCCGGGCGGTTGCGCGTTTGCGAATTCGTTCAGACCAGGCGCGGGCGCCGTCGCCTTGCGCCGAATTTCAGCTTGGCGATCATACACCCACTGTAAATCCGGGTCGTTCGCCTGTCGACGGAAGTTATACGCGCCTTCGCGTTTTTCTTCAAGTAACCACCCGGGCAAGTCGGGCCAGCCCATGATGGCGTAGCGGAGCGCATCGGGCAGGTCATCGTTCTTCTTGAACGGCCGTTCCTTGCGCAGTTCACCCAACCGGCTCTTGTCTTCGGCCCACCGATACGAGCGCAAATCCTTGAGCAGCTTTTCGTTCCACGGTTCGATGAACCACAGCTTGCGCGCCGAGAGCCACGATTGCACCCGGCGAATGCCTTCGTTCACGTCCGCCTGTTCGGCCGCATCGGGATAGATGCCCCACTGGTTGAATTCGAGGAACGCTTGCGGCTGGGTCCGGTCCATCACCCACTTGTCGACCACGAGCCCCTGGCCTTCCGTCCGCGCGGAAATGCCCTGCAACACGCCGTCGATATGTTCTCGGATGCTGCGCTGGCGCGCGGCATATTCCGAAATCACCACCAGGCCGGCCTCGGTTTCGACCAACACGACGCCGGCAAACGGATGGTCCGCACCGGGGTCCAAGCCGATGATGGCCTTTCGCGACGGCAGCACGTTCGGATATTCGGGGAGCACCTGGCGAATCTGGTCCTCCGTCCGCAACACCTGCTGCTCGAGGGCGGCGCCGTAGATGGCGCCCGAGAACGTGATGAAGTCCGCTTCGAATTCCTGCTGGAAGAACAGCGGATCCATCGTCCGCCGCGCGCGTTCGATTTCGCGCGGGTCGATCGAGGGGTTGTCGCGGGTCTTGTACTTCGACGCCCAGTACCCGGGCTCCCCGTCTTCGGCGGTTTCCCAGAAGGTTTTCCAGCACCAATCGAACCCCTTCGGGCTCGTGGTGACGATCGCAATGCCCTTGTTCGACGTCAGCGCCGGCAGCGCCGTGGACCAGGCTTCTTCCTGAATCTTGCGGGCCTCATCGATCCACAGGAAATCCAAGCCCGGGCCGCGCGCCTTTTCCGGGTCATCGAGCGAACGAAACGCGATGCGCGTGTCGTTGATGAGGATCAGTTCGCGGTGCGACGCCACCCAATCCTTGACCCACTCCTTCGGCACCACCGAGAAGACGGCCGGTTGCACGAAGTCGTAGAGGTCGTCGTACGTCGGCGCGCAGACCCACCCGTACTGCTTCGGCTTCTCCATCGCCAACTTGACGACGGCGACGCCGCCGATGCGCGTCTTCCCGCCGCGGCGCCCGGCAAACAGCGCCAGCCGGTCGAACTTCGGCCCGCCATCAAACGTCAGCGCGGACCCGTACTTGCGGACGCATGACGGACAGACCTTTTCGTCTTCGGGTTGGTCGGTGGGGTCGAAGGCATTCGAACAGCCGGGACACTTCACCAGCCGCGCCATCACGGCGTCGAGGAACATCACCTGGAACGGGTTGTAGAAAAGCTCTACCCCCGAACCTTCGTTGTAAATCGGACTACGAGCCATCGGCGGGCGCCGGTTCCGGCGGCAGGTCGATCGCGTTCAACTCGGCTTCTTCCTTCGAGATGCGCACAGGCGCATCCTTGCCACGCCCGATCACCTTGCCACTCGGCGGGATGACGTTCGCGCGGGCGACACTCACCCCGGGCGGCAAGTTGAAATTCAGGGTGAGGGTCGGCACCAACGGCGCGGCCGTCGGCCCACCCCCGCCGGGCGCACCCGGTTTCGCCGGTGCCAACCCCATCGTGTCGAGCACGCGATCGGTATACTTCTCCGACCCGGCCTCGAGCTTTTCGATCACGTTGTCGACGGCCAGCGGCAACGCGACATCCGTCAGCCGCGCGACGGCACGCTGCACTTCGTCGCCCAGCATGTCCCGTTCCTTGAGTGCCCGGCGCGCAAGTCGCACCTGGCCGCGCGTCAAGCCGGTGAGCTCTGCCACTTCCTTTTCGGACTTCCCCTGAATCGTGAACCCGAGCACCGCGGCCATGTTGACCATGGCGGCCTGGCCGGATTCGTCCGTCGGCCGCGTCATCAAGACCGCCGCCTGGCGCACGTCTTCCAATTGTTCGAGGGTCGGGCCCGCGTTCGAAATCGCCGTCGGCTCTGGGCTGTATCGCTCAGGCGTTAGCGCCCGGCCGGTCGGGGTGTCACTCATCCGGGGAGGATGATACGCCTACGACGTCCGGTTGACCAAACGGGCCGCGATCGACGGGATGCTGTCTTCGCCGGTTTTCGCCGGCCTCGAGGTCCGTGCACGGGGCTCAACCCGGGCCGGCAACGTGGCGTCCGTCGGCGTGTCCGCCGCGAACTTCTTGGCGACCTCGGGATGGTTCGCTTCGAGGTGCTTACGCTGGGCTTCGGAACGAAACGGCATCTCAGCGCCAACTCGGAACAGGGTCGGGCACGGCCGACGTGTAGACCAACCGGACGTGGTTCGGTTGTTCGTGCGCGACGTGCACCGCCAAAACCGAGCCCGTCAGCGCATCTCCAATCAGGAAGTAATCCCGCGCGGTGCCGGCGCCTTGGACCATCGCTACTGGCGCCGTCGTCATCCTCGCCGATTCGAGAATCCGCCGGCGCGTCGCATGGTCCACCCAGACACTTTCTGGATGCCCGAATTGCGCGATCGCCAACTGCAGGTCGGTGATACACCAGTGCTGAGGAAGACGGACCAAGACCGAGCGGTCAGACCGTCGGAATTCCACAGCCGCGAAACCGCCCGATGCCGCCGCGGTGGCTTCCGCTTTCTTCCCCGAAATTGAGAGGGCCGCCGACAAGGCGCCCAGGCTGGCGACGAACATCCGGCGCGTAATCATCTGGCCATCCTCTCGAAGTCCGCCGCGATCGATGCGTATTCGTCGCGCAACGCCTGCCGCCACATCTCACCCGGCGGCCGCCCCTTCGACGCCGCCATCGCCTCACCAGTAATGCGAATGCGCGCCATCAATTTGCGCTGGGGAATCACCACCGTCCGGTAGTCCCGCGCGCCGGTGCTGGACGCAAACAGCGGCACCGTCGGCAGCGCCAGCGACGCCACGCCCAGGGCCGCAAATCGGAGGAATGAACGTCGGCCAAGCACCATGGCCCAGACTTTACGCCGACGCCCGCGCGCCGCGCAACTGTGGCAATTGTTCCACATGGAACATTTCGGCGGGAAGTGGTTGCGGGAGTGGGATTTGAACCCACGACATCGCGGTTATGAGCCGCGCGCTCTAACCAGGCTGAGCTACCCCGCGCCAAGGATTCGGTTGGTTGCCCCGCGGCAAGGTCATGGGAACGACAGCAACTTCGAAGGGAGTGGTTGATTCCACGCCCGCCGCAAGGGCCAACCGGTTCTCGTAGTTCGGCACTCCCGGCAAAGGAAGGAGCCCAACCCGAAGGCCCACAGCTTCCGTCAACCCACCCGCCGATGTCAAGCTCGAGCCCCAGGCCGATGTGTGACAGATGGGGTCACAAACGTATTCGCATTCCCAGATATAGCCCGTCTCTGACGGCCGCCGCAACCCCTTGCAAACAGACCAGTTGCCGTGTGCTAAAACACACAGGTGACAAAAATTGTCGTCAAGAACTCTATTTGCCCAGTTTTCAAGCACTTCCAGACTTTTCCATGGGTGAGCGTCCGAGACTCACGGAAGAATGCAGCGGTTGCCTCAAAGCAAGATTCCACTCCCCTTGCGCCCAGCCACACCCGCCAGCGAATAACTCACCGGTCATCCGACGGCAAACGTTCTTCAGTCTTCAATCCTTCCGACAACGAAGGTAACTCCTTCGATTCCAACGGCTTATCCTTCCAATTACGCCTGTGCCACCGGAAGAACAACCACCACACACCCGCCACCAGGAACGACATCTCGACGTCACCCAGCTGAAATCCCGCTTCCAACATCACCACTCCAATCAATCGAAAAAAAATTTGGATCCTGAACGGTTTAACGTGTGCCTTGACGGGTCCCATCCTGGGGGCGTCCCCCCCCTGCTGGCGCCCGCGATGACGCGCTAACCGTGCGAGAAACCTGCTACGCTATGACGCGCGCGTAAGTCGTTCATGGTCCTACACTTAGCCAACCAAGCGCGCAGGTCATCGTAACCGTCATTATCAGACGTTCGCTAATACCCCAATCAATTCATACCCTTTCGCCTGACACCTCACAATCGAGGGGGCGAAAACCATGACGTGTCATTAGCAGGTGACACACGAGCAGAGGGCCGCCACCCAAGGCCGGCAGAGGGCGCAAGTCTCGATTCTCCTGATATTTAACGGTTGAACCTCCTAGTCTCCAGAGAACCGGCCAATACATACACGCCGCGCGAGGGCCATAGAGTAAGTGAGTGTGTCAACCTGGACACAGTGAGCACGTAAGGTGTTGATACGGTTGGAATATATAGAGCGCCGGCAATTGTGGCAAATATTAAATCTTTGGTTCGAGGTCGTTTTTATAAACTTTTCGGTTGTTTTGCCTCTTGACAAGTGCGAAGCTTGCCCGTTCTCGTTTTTGGTTCGACACGGTAACGGCAAGCGGAGAGAGGGAAACCCGATGACAACCACCGGAAAGACGGCCGCGCAAGGGCCGACGGAGCAGGAAATACGCCTGGCCCTGGCGCAACGCCTGGCGCTGTATTACCACGTTGGCGACCTGGCCAGCATTTGGGCGGAACTGTCGCGCCACGACGGCCCGAGCGGCGCCCGCGTAGCCCTGGCCACCTATGAAGCCATCGAAGACATTTACGGCCGCATTGAGGCGATTCACTTCCAGCGATGGATTGAGGCCGGCAAATGAGCGCCGGCCCCATCCAAGGCGAACCCACGTGCACCGCGCGGTATTACCGCGTCACCGTCACGAGCGGGCCCGAGGCCGGCCGCGTCACGGCGATTGAGGCCGCATCGAGCAACCATGCGCGCGGCTTTTGTAACCGAACCTATGGAATCGGCGCCGCCACGGTGGCGCGCATCACGGCCGATGAGGCCGCCGAAGTCTTGAAATCGCTTCGAGCTCGTACCGATTCCGCCCTGGCGCCGGCCGTGGACCTGGGCGCCCTCGAAGGTGAAGCGCATTACCTGGGATTGACCGCCGGCCGCGAATATCCCGGCTTTCTGCGCATGATCGACTCGTGCGGGCGCATTCTCCACATTGGCACCGCCAATGGACCCCTGGCCGTTGACGTGTTTCCCGGCACCGCAGCTGAGGACAACGGAGAGCCGGCCGCCAGCGACGTGCTACAGGGTGACGGCCCGCGCGTGCTCGTGGCGCATGCCCTGCAGATTGCGGCCCGCGTGCCCGTCACGCATGCCGACCGCGCCTATCGGACGGACGCCGAACGCCGGCAGGCAGACCGCGACGAAGACCGCGCGAGAAACCACCGATGAAGGCCCCCCACCTGATCGCCGGCAACGCCAAGGCCGCGACCGTGGCGCGCGTGCTCAACCTGGACCCGGCCGCCGTGGCCAAGATGCAGACCTTGCAGGCCAATGCCGAGCGAATCGGACTCCCGATGACGGCCGAATTCTGCGCGCGAATTATCCGCCTGGCCGGCGAGGGCGACGAACGCGCGGCGGACCTCATGCAGCGTTTGAAGGTGCGACGATGACGCGCCGATGGCCGCAGCTTGAAGACGATTCGACACCAGTCCCGGCCGGCCTGCAGCCGCGCGCCGGGGTTGAATTTGGTTGTGGCGATGCCAGCTGCAGCCAGTGTTACGAGCCGATCAGCGACGAGAACCGCGAACGACTGGCGCGCATTGACGCCGGCCTACAGGTGCCGAAGTGAAGACGCCCCTAGACCGACTCACGGCGCCGCGCGCGTCTACCGACCTCGTGGTGTTTGATGGCACGTCGTACGGCCTGCAGCGCCGGCCGTGGATTGTCAGCACGCCGCGATTGACCGACGACGGCCGCGCCGGCCTGGGCGTCATCGGCGCCGATAGTGCCGACGAGGCCCGGGCCCGAGCTCTAACCATGTTCCTGCAATTCCCCGCGTGCCAGTCCGGCCTTTGCGTAGCCGTGGACGCATGGACCATCGAGCCGGCGCCGCGCGAGATTCCGACGCAAGAGGACATGCTTTACGTTTGCATGGTGCTAGGAGTGCTCGAACCCGGCAACGGCACCCGCTTGGCCGGATTCACGGCGGAAGGGCGGACCCATTGAGCCGGCGCATACCGACCCTATTTGAACGCGAAGCCATCGGCGTTAACGGCGCCCTCGAAGCCGTTAACGTGTTTACGTACTGCTCACGGCAATGTCGAACGGCCGACGCGCCGAACGTCGACAACGCCAAGGCCGAATCAACCGACCTTGACGAATACCCAGAGGGCGTTTATTGCGATGCTTGCG